GCGTTGGCTTTTTCCTGCGCGAGTGCGTTAGCTGAAGCCTGTGCGGCGGCGGTAAATTGGAGCTTCATTAGTATTATTTATTTTATTATCAATTTAAATAGCTAATATTGTAACAGTAATATTAAAATATAGTGTTATGGCTTGCAGTAAGAAAAAGAAAATGGCTAATGGAGGCAAGGTCTCCGAGAAAAAGAAACCTCAATTGAAATGTGGAGGCAAGGTTAAGAAAAAGAAGTAACAACCGGAGGGGTATATCCCCTCCTCAGTATTTAGCATATGAAAAATTCAGAATTTGTATCTAGAATCATAAATGATATGAACTCCATCAATAAGGACGCTCATGTCAGTAGGAGATGGATATTATCCATAGGAAGACAAAAGGCAAGATCATATATAGCCCAGAAGTATGCTGATGGAACCTTGTTCGGCGAGGAATCACTGTATACTCATATCAATTGCATGGAGATGGAGAGGGTTCGGAAAATTGATTGTTGTTTTGATGAGTTTAAACTATGCAGGATACTTATGAGATCCAAGAAAAGATTGCCCGATATGATATATACCCGTATAGGTCCGGCTATCATCAAAGTATCAAACATCATGGATGATATTATATTTACCTCCATATCGTTAAGAAAATACGCTAACAACAAGGAACGTAAATACGGGAATATAGATCAATACTATTATTATATCAATGATGGATATATCTATATACCAGATATTAACATAGAGGCTATAAATGTTGATCTTATAACCCTCGACAGAAAAGCGGCGTTAGAGCTAGGGGGATGTGGAGCGGAAAAAGATGAGCCATGTACATCTCAATGGGATTATGATTTCGTATGTCCTGATAAGCTCCTAGAATATATTGTCTCAGAGACGTTAAGAGAGACGATAACCAAATTGCAGATCCCTACGGATGAGAACCCAGATATGGATATTAATAAGAAAACACAAAAAATTCAATAAATATGAATTTAATAAGATCAATAATCAATTTCTTCGGTTTCAATGACGCCATAGTTGACGGTATAGGCGAAAGAGGGATGAGAGACAGCTCTATCATAAGATATAATGAGGTGCATGATATGTATGATAAGATTATAAAAGATCTAGGAGATATGTCAGCTTACGTATCCAAAGGTTATATCTATGATAAGATAAAGGAAAGAACAGGATTAAGCACCAGACATATTAGTAGGATATTAAATCATACCAAGAGAAAAGATCTTAGATTCATATAAATGTGTTTATCTTCTCAGTACAGGCTTCATCTAATGCTCTGGATCAGGATAAAGTCAATCCGATGGTACCTCTTACGCTAATGGCTTGGCGCAGGCCGATAGATGCGATTGTCCAAAGAATGGAACTATAGGGATAAGTGTTACGTCAAGAACCACATGTGAGTTCCAAAGTGGTATAGTTGATTATATCGGTCCAGATGTTGGATCTATCGGACTCGGCCCTGATGGAGGTACAGCAACAGTATCACCAGGAACATATTCTCTGACATTTAGTGATTGTACTTGTAGAGATGGAGGTGGATATGATCACTCATGCGTAGGAAGGGTAACTCCATGAAGTGTTACCGTATCCGCAGGTGGATCAGTAAACGCCACTGTTATAGTTGATAGTTAATAGTCAATAAAAAGGAGAAGCTAACTAACCTCTCCTTTTTATTGTATATACATTATCAGCATTGTCCACCTGTGGTACAAGCCGCATGCGCCGTTCCTGGTCTTATGCCCGCTTGAAAACACATTTTACCACTAGTATATCCACTACCAGTACCTATCGTAATCGTAGTACTGGAGGTCATCTCCATACCCGTGGAGGTATTCGCTTCCGCTCCTCCTGTCACTGTTATGGTTTTGCTGGAACCACACGGGTTACTGTATTCCACAGTAAAGTTAATACAACTTCCGCTTTCACTGTAGTCTACCACGTTGGCGCTCCACGTTTGTGGGCAATCGCATTCCATAGCGTTGGCTTTTTCCTGCGCGAGTGCGTTAGCTGAAGCCTGTGCGGCGGCGGTAAGAGCGGCCTTATCACCATTACACTCACACCAAAACTTATCAAATATTTCTTGAATAAGGATGAAATTATTATATTTGCGACATGAAAACAAAGTCATTTAAAATACTTGATCAGTACTTTCTTCGGTTTTATAGATCTATTATGTCTAAGAACGGCAAGAGAAGGAAACATACGATCGTGGACAAGAATGATATTCTCGAATGTCAGTCCTTGATATGGAAGGTCATACGTGATAAGTATCTGGATAATGAGGGTGGGGTTTATATAAACAACATCGGTTATCTGTGCCATAAGATCAATCCTAATCGTAAGATATATCTAAATAAGCTTACCGGTACTATTAACAGACGTGGAACTGGTGGATATTCTTATGTCCATACATGTATTGATTTTATGCCTCGGAACAAGTATTTCCATCTCTATGTTTCTCCGGCGTTGAATAAGGAGTGTAGATTGGCTATGGAATCAGGTAGGAGGTATAAGTTCTTGTACCGGGAGGTTGAGTCGGAGAGTAAGGTATTTGGAGTTAAATGGGTTTATAAGCTGTAGAAGTTTTTGTGACCCAGTTAGCCCGTGAGGGTAGACTGGATTTTTTTTGTATCACGGATTCAAATACATATCTTTGTGCAAAAGACTTAAATATGACTATAAAAGGGCTATTGGCCGAGATCAAGGCCGATTTACATAAATACGATGATAGCGGGGCTATAGATACCTCGTCTGTTTATAGGTGGGCTGAGATCGCCTTGAAAAGGTTCGGGGGTGTTATAGCGGTCATGTCAGAGGCGGTTGTCAAGACCAGTAATAAACAGGCGGTATTGCCTTCCGATTTTTTCGACATGCTTGACGCTTATAGATGTGAGCCTCTGGTTTGCGAGATACCGGGCGGCGACAAGGCTAAGGCTGACCTCCAACACGAGATCGGCTGGGTCGAGCGCACCGAGCGCGGTTTCCGTTGGAACTCCTGCACCGAGTGCTGTAAGGAGGAGTTTGAGAAGACGATCACGGAGAAGATATATATCGGGTCTCATGAGGTTCGCTTCCATTACCATCATCCTGTAAGATTATCGATAGGTCGTGGGTTGAGGCGTGATTGCGCCGCTGACAAGTATCGGGATAAGTACGATTGGGATAATTATGATATAACTATATCCGGCAATATTATGTATACCGGGTTTGACGGGTTTATTTATATCATATATCGTGCTACGCCTAAGGATGATGACGGTCTTCCATATATACCTGAAACGGCGTTAGGATACCTTGAGGATTATGTTGAGACGTATATCAAGATGAAGATCTTTGAGAACGCTGCCGTGAACGGTTTGGTACAGGGCGCTGGTGACGCTTATAAGCTATACGCCCAACAGGAACCGGGTAAGTTCGCTAGGGCTATGAAGGAGCTTAAGATGTCGATGATCACGTTAAATGATTATCGGGAACTGGCTGAGGATAATAGGAGAAGGATGTTGTCTTATGAGCGGATGTGGGCCAATGCTTTTGATAAGTATATCAAATTGGTTTAGTTGCGGGGGAGGGAATCGAACCCTCGATCTTTAGGTTATGAACCTAATGAGATACCTCTTCTCCACCCCGCGATTATGACGCGAATATACGTTTTTTTAAAAAGAAAAAAAGATAATATGGCAAAGAAAAATGATTGGATACATTTAGATAAGACAAGTGGTACTGGCCCTGCTGAGGTTAAGGTTACAGCTGATATTAATGAGACCGGCGAGATACGTCAGGTAACATACAAGGTTATAAAAGAGGGAACCAAGGAAGAGAAGACGTTCGTGTGCAGGCAGGAGTCCGTCCCGGTGGTGATCATCCCGGAGTTCGATTACCTTGTTCTTAGGTATATCTGGGCTGACGAGGACGGCATTGACTTTGACACGGCTACCGGTTTCGATAACACCGGCCTTCCGGACGTTGACGGCAAGCTTGTTGGTTGGAGTAAACAGTACCAGACCACGCAGGAGCGGGTAGGTGATTATCTTATCCACGGTGGTGATAACATGGAATCAGGTAATGAGGCCGCCTTGATCCAGATGGGGCCGTTGTTGGATGGCGATAATTATGATAAATTACCTCTTGAGATCAGGTGTAGTATATACGGTAACTGGTATGGTGGTCGTGAGAAAGGTAATGTCACTATCAGGTTCACGGCATATAAGGGCGGTTCTATGGAGAAACGTGGATATGATTTTGTCAATATCGGAGGCGAGGAGGTTTATACCGGTGACGCTCCCACTAACGTATCCGCCCATGGTGAGGATAATTGGCAAAATATAAAGACCTTGTATTCTAAGGTAGGCACGATGATCTATAACAAGGAATCTCGTGACTGTATTGTAAGAATAGGTGAATAGATTTTTCTTCATAATATAAACACATCGGCTCTCTTGTTCGTGAGGATAGGAGAGTTTTTTTATTTTTTTAATCCTTCACTTATGACATATTTGATCTTTTATTGCGTGGGAATAATCTAGCTTTGCCGAAAACTAGGATCATGATAACTTTAAATGATGTAAATAACGAACTCCATGTCCGGTTATATATACTGGAGGTGCTTAAGGATTATATAAGAGATGATGATTTCGATGGCCTTGTAGATAAGGCGTTGGATTTTGTCATGGAAGGCGTTTCTATGCCTAAGGCTCCGACCAAGGATACCACCATGAGTGACATATCAAAGAGCGTTTTGGCCTTGGTAGCGGGTGCTGGATTAGATGAGAGGTTAAGCAAAAGCTCTTTAGAGTTAGCTTACGATAGGTGTAAGATGAGGTACGTATTCGATCCTCGAAATCGGGATATACACGGTGTGATCGTAGGTTATTCCAATGACTTTAATAGTCTGGTAGCTGTGTGTGATGAGGGATCGAAGAAAGGAGTGGACAAAGGATCTACCGATTTTGTGGATGTCAATGAGAGATACGTGACTAACGGTTTCTTTTACATATCTGTAGAGGATGCCGATAAGCAATCGAACTACATGGGTAAAAATTTGTAATTGTTGTGTTTTTGTACTTTACACGAGCGTTTAAAAGTATTTAGTTCTCCTCCTGACTTGTGAAAGTCTGGAGGATTTTTTATTTTTGTACGATTTGAATGTTTTGCATAATATGTACTGTTTATTAGAATCCGCCACATAAGTGATTATCTGGTGGATTTATTATATTTGCGAAAAAGATAATGTCGTGCAAAATAACTCTAACATAGCGGTTCCCGACTCCGGGATGAACAGGGATAAGCATCCACAGGATCTATCCCCGTCTGAATATAGTTTCGCCTTGAACGCTACCATAGAGGGTGACGATGGAAGCCAGCTTAAGATCCAGAACGAGCCTAGTACCCTTTTATGTAAGCGATTTGATGGCTATAAGGTTATTGGGTATAAGAATGACATAGCTGGTGATAACACTTATTTCTTTCTATCTAATCCGGATGATAATACGTCTAAGATCACGTTCATGCGGTCATTGGATTATATCAAGACCGTGGAGGATCAATTGGCTGGATCGGGAAAGGACATCCATCGTATCCTTGGCGAGAGGCTTGAGGAGTCGGATGGTCGTTTTGATGAGATATGTGATTTGATGGAGGTCCTGATAGAGGACTGGGTTGATGACCCTTGTCTTAATTTCTCCATTCATCATCCGATCTTCGATATAGAGATCAAGGACGAGAAATGCGGGAAGGTGATATACTGGACCGATGGATATAATCCCCAGCGATATGTTATGGTCGATAAGGCCCTTAACCCGGATGATGATGGTGACTTTTGGTATCATTACCATGGGTATAAGACATGTGGGGATGACAAGCCAATAGAGAGGTGTAGGCTGGCCTGCGAGAAGCTGCTGGTGTTCCCGTTGCTGACGGCCCCGTGCGTGGAGCCTGAGGTCGTGGAGTTCGGGGGGAGCCTGCGTGCCGGGACCTACCAGTTCTGCGTGGCGTTGTGCGATGAGTTCGGGATTGAGAAGACTGGATATTGCTCATTGACCAACCCAATCATGTTATTCGATCGTCAAGATATGGTTATCCGCGATGGTTTATGGGGTAAGTCAACCAACATGGGTATCCGCCTTACCGTGTCCAATATAGATAAGCAGGTATCTCATTATAAGATAGGTGTTATACAGAACACGGTTGGGTTTAATGGTGAGCAAAGCCCGGTTCTTGAGTATTTCATAGAAGGTATACATCCGATAACGGAAAGGACTATCTATTATCTTACGGATCAATATAGCGAGCGTACGACCATGGAGAAGTTATCCAAGGAAATACCGGTATATAAGACAGCCAGAGGCATGACGTCTGTCGGGAATCGTCTTCTTCAATACGGCTTGACCGTGGAGAACGAATGGAATCTTCAACCGGTCGTTAACTTCTTGGGTCATTTCGTTAAATGGCAGACATCTATAGCCACGGAGAATTTGTATAAAGACGGTGTGGCTTGCTCTAAATACGCCTCTTTCATGCGTGACGAGGTATATCCGTTGGGTATAAGATTCTTTACCAATACAGGATACAGGACGGCTAGATTCCCGCTTATCCCTCGTCCGGCCACAAGGGAGGAGATGGAGGTTATCGTTGATGAGGACGGTAACTCTGACGACCTGTCGGCTGCGTCGGTGCTGGAGAACAACCCGCAGTGCGCGGGGAACAGCCGCCGTCATCTTTGGCAGTTTAAGAATACGGCAAAGATCATAAACGACCCGTCTTGGGGATTTGATGATTTTGGAGGAGAATGCAAGAATCAGCTAGATGTCAAGCAACTCAGATATGTAGAGCAGGAATATGCCACGGTAGGAGAGACCCAATTCGTTATCAATACGATGGGGGAAGATGTTACGGTAGATGATGCTATTGATTATATCGCTGATAATATAGAGAACCTGTGTGATATCATAGAATCTAATGTAGGTATTACTGACGAGTTATGCGCTGCTATATCATTGCCGGAGGATCAAGACGGTATAAAGGCTCCCGATTTCCCTAGTGGATGTGATGATATCGAGAGGATAGAGACCAGGACTATATTGGATAAAAACTCTTTGGTGGATTCTAGGGTTGATTTTACATATAAGCTGGCTAGTGATTATACGGAGACCGAGCCTACCACCTTAATACAAAGTAACGCCGAGTCACAAAGGAAATTCTCTGTATTGTGTGATTTCGGTAATTATTCCAGTGGAGGTAAGAATATCATAGATCTGGTTCAGGAATGGTTGGATGGCCAGGATGAGGATAAATTCCCGTCTGATATAGACTCCTCCGCCTTGGTCTTGTGTCAGGATATGTCTAATGTTCGGCAGTTATATGATGAGGGTATATGTACTAATGGGTGTTCGGTAGGTGATCCTCACGTGAATCCTACTATTAACGATGTTCAACTTCCTACATTCCAAGGGGGTAGGCCATTGGGTAAGTGCATATATTTGTATCAATATCCCGGATGGGAAGGAAAGAAGCATACGGAGACGATGCTTGATCAGTTAATGGATACGATGGAGGCTTATTTTCCCCAATATGAGAGTCAGTTTGGTATCGAGAACGCCATGTGTCTTTTTGGCGATGGTGATAATTCTAAGTTTAATACCAGTATAACTACTGACTGGGAAGGTCGTGTGTCTGTGCAGAATGATATTGACGCCAAGACCAATTGGTTCGGTAGAAGCAACTTGACTTATTTCAAGTTCTATCCACATGTATCCTCATACGCCAGATGGGTGGAGTTGGATTACGAGAAATACATAAGTGGTTTATCCGATCCTGATAACGGTATTATGTATATAGAGATGATGGGTAACTATAATTATCCGATCGGCGACTCATCATCATACAATAAGGTTCGTATAACGTTTTTCTCGGACAAGGAAGGTACCGTGGCTCCTAATCCTTTGGCTAATGATGCCAAGAAAGGTGTTATAGTGAATTACGTGGATCATAAGATATTTATGATGCCAAAGTACTTGTTCTGGAATGATGACAAGACTACTTTCCATAAGATATATGTTTGCATCGAGCCTGCGGTATGCGTGTTCTTCACCGGTTTCGCCATGAGGCAGGGCATGAAGGAGCTCGCCGGATTCTATACGGCGAGCACCGCCATCTTCCCCGCCCCGTTCTGTTTTGGCATTCGGCCACTGGAGGTGAAATACGTATTCTTCTTTACGAAAGAATTGAAATTAAGAAGATTTGTTACCTATGAGGCGAAATGTATCTCATGTGGAGATAAACCCGCTGATTGCGCTCCCAGACCATATCAGTACGGTGATTTCGGATATTGGGAGTCTGCCAATAAGTATCCGGCTAATTTTGAGTTGTATGATTCAAGCAAGATCGGAATATCATCGGGAGGATCAAAGAGGAAGGATATAATAGATTCTTTGACGAAATACTATGGGTCTCCTAAATCAGTTGGGGGTAAGTCTTATTTCACCGGTAATGGGGATAACGCCGAGTACCCCAATACGTCAACCACGTTTTGTCAGAGACCTATACGTCATTACAAGTTTCCGGATAACTCTGTCGCTCCTTTCATGGGTAATCCGTCTCAACTGACCGGTCAATATGGAGTTGACTCCTATATTTATCCTATGGGGGTGATGCTTGATGACGATATCGTTAATGAGTTTCTGGATATAGCGGTAGAGAACGGTCTTATAGATAAGGCTAGAAGAGATTCTATAATAGGATATGAGTTGTATAGGGGCGATAGGACGTTGGATAAGAGCGTTATCGGGACCGGTCTGGCTTATGATATGTTTAAGTACGATGATCCCGACGGATCGGCTAACCTTTATCCTAATTACCCTTACAACGATTTGTCTGATGATATGTATATCTATAAGGATATTAATCGTGAGAAATTTATAACGCATCCGTTTAACAGGAAGGGTAATATCTGGTATTCATTCTTAAGTCCTGATATTGCCTTTAACAAGCCTGACGCTCCCACCGAGTGCCTTGTTGATGGTTATCAATTAGGTAAATCCTCAGGTATATTCAGGGAGGTGGAGGATCACCCTAAATGGACGATATTAGGGAGTAAGGCTTACAGTATGGCAACATCATTGGCTACGGTGGAGGCTATGGCTAATTTAATATCCGCTATAGCTGAGTATACATATCAGTCGGCTTCACAGCAATATGTCGGTGGAGGTGTGTTCTTTTTAGCCAACCCTGTCGGCATAGCGCTGACGGCTATCCGTCTGGCTACAGGTATCGCCAAGGCCACAGCCCAGTCCGTGGTGGATATAGGCAAGTATAGGTATCAGTGGTTAACGGCATTGATAGATAGGGGACCTAGACGGAACTATGCTTATTACTATACTTCTGTCGCTCATTATAATTTATTTTACCAAAAAATAGGGGAGTCAGAGTTACGTGGATTGTCAACGGCTAAATATATCAAGAGCGGGTTATATCCGGTAACAGATATCTCTTCGCAAGGGGAGACCGTAGGCGGTAAGCCTATTATCATAAACAACCTCGATCGTGAGCATTCATTGTTCATGTCATTTGGTATGGATAAGTATATGCTTGAATATCCGGAGTTGGTTTCAAGTTACGATACCAGCCGTATTCAGGATGAGTGTAATATTCGTAACGATGAGGTGGCTGGTATGACGCCTCATTTTATGACACGTGAATCTTTCGTGTCCTGCCCCTATATGAGGATAAAGAAATATTCTCCGGCTCAATACGGGCAGATAGAGGATATCAGGTGGGTATCGTTAGGTGGTTGCGGGTTGATGGATAAGGATAAGCGTAAACCTGTTTTTGGAGGTGATGTATTTATATCAAGATTCTCGCTTAAGAGGAAGATGCCTATGTTTTATTTGACTCAGTTCGGTCAGGGGGACATGATACCATTCCCTTATTATGATTATCGGAACATCGGGTATCCCCGTTATTTCGTTAATTACGATACCGGGGAGGATTATCTTAACAAGACCGATACGGATACCGGATCGCTATACTCTTTCCCTAGCCGGAAGAGCGCTTATGAGATGGTTTGCAAGACCGGAGATATGTATCTTAGCGGTCGTTTCTTCCTATATTTCTATGGCATACCTCAGTTTCTTGTGGAGTCTGAGATCAATTGCAATTTCCGTATAGCCGGCCCTGAGCCTTACGAGGGGTTCTATCCGGAGGTGGGGGATTATATATCATGGACTCAGGAGCGTAATGTCCCTATATCAAGGAGTAATGTGTTTAAGATGAGTCCTGTGTATAAGAATCGATTTACGTTAGGTGGCAGGTCATTACCAGAGACGTATGATAGCAATTTTTGGGACTGCGCTTACCAAAGACCCAACGGCGTCATATGGAGCACCGCCGACGTGTCGGAGAACGGCATGACCGATCCTTGGCTGTCGTACAAGCCTATGGATTACCATGAGTTCAAGACCTCGTTCGGAAAGCTTATAAGCATGAAGGGAATAGAGTCGGATCAAATACTAGCTCGCTTCGAGAATCAGGTAGGACTATATAACGCTATAGACGTGCTGGCAGAAAGAATATCCCCGGAGAATAGCGAGCTAGGGACAGGTGGGCTTTTCGCCTCTCGTGGCATTGAGTATAATAATACGACGTTAGGATATTCCGGGACCCAGAGTCGGGATATGATCAGTTGCGAGTTTGGGCATTTTTGGGTCGATTTAAGGCGTGGTCAGGTGTTTAAGGTAGATTCTAATGGTAGGAATCTTACGGAGGTCACACCGGGGCTTAGAAACTGGTTTAAGGAGCATCTTCAGATGAAGATCATCCGTAGCCGGATATATAACGCTGATACGGACGCTGAGTTGTCTTATTATGATATTGATAACAAGTTTTTTGGTATAGGGTTGTCCATGGGTTGGGATAATAGGTTTAAGAGGGTTCTGATAACCAAGAAAGATTATATACCGGTAGGGAATCCGAGCGAGTACCAATTCCGTGGCGGCCGGTTCTACAGGAACGGACAGGCGGTGGAGTTGCAGGACACCAGCCATTTCACGGACGTCTCGTTCACCGTTGGGTATAACTGCCTGAAGGGTGAGTGGAAATCATATTTATCCTACACCCCTGATTATTATATCGAGCACCAGCATTATTTCCAGTCCGGAAAGAACTACTCAAGTGAAAGTCAGGAGATAGGTTTATGGTCTCATGGTTTGACCAACCAATCGTATCAAGTATTTTATGGTAAGCTATATCCGTTTGTTATAGAGGTTCCGGTACGTGAGCAGTACGTGAATAAGATCCTCACCAACTACCAATATCGGATGGATGCCAGAAGATATCAGGATGAGGTTAATTACCAAATTCTTAGGACTACTGGATTTAATAAGGCATGGTTTTATAATGATACCAACAACAGCGGTGAGCTTCGGATGGTTATCGCCGACAAGAACGATATGAGCCAGCGGTTAAGGTATCCTGTAACCAATGACGATAGCCGTGAGATACTGGTGACGGAGGTTGATCAGAAGATAAATATAAATGACTATTTTAACGAGGTCAAAGACGATACGAACAATCTTCCGATATGGGTTAAGGATGTGAATGACATTGACCGTAAGATCGACCCCAGGGCTGTCGATTATCATCGGAGGTGGCGGGATCGTCTTCGTGGCGATTGGTTCTTGGCTAGGTTCGTGAATGACATTGAGAGCCGGTTCAAGATGATAGTACGTTGGTTTAGCAACGATGAGAAAGTTTATTGAGGTGATTATATACCTTTAAATATTTGATGTTATGGCAGCAGGGAAAACTAGCAGTAAAAAGAAGGGCAAATGCCCGAAATCAGGATGTATCAAGAAAGTAGGGAGTGATTGGCGAGTGGTCAGTAACAAGACCGGTAAATTATGGCCGGCTAAGTACAAGTCTAAGGAGAAAGCTAAAGGAGCCTTGGCTGCTTATCACATGCATTAGCGTATAAACGGGTACATGATTTATTATGTGCCCGTTTCGTGTTTTTAGGCTTATGAGATTATAGTTATCTTTGTGAAAAATGTAGTATATGTCTAAGAAGAATAAACCGGAGGAAATCCCATCGTGGATAAAGGATTTATATAAGGAGGATCTTGATCGTGTCGTAAGAGGCGAGCGTCCTATGTATTTCAGGGGTATGGATGATAGTCCTTTGAGAAACGTGTCCCCGGAGTTTGATATCCTTAGCGGAGGAGCCGCAGTTAAAGGCATGAATGGGATAAGAGGTGCGTTGTCCCCGTTGAATAATGGCATGGGTAATTATAATTTCAGTATCAGGGGTATAAATAAGAAGATAGGTGAGTTGGTTGATGAGGCGGGGCTATATTTACCTGAGAAATTAAGACCTGTATATCGGACTGTGGTGGATGCTATGCCGAGTTCCAAGGATAAGGGGTTGGGTCATATCACGCAGCCGTTGGCCAACGCCCTGTACCCAGCGGACGAGCGACGGGATCGGCGTCTGGACGGGGAGCACCCCGTTGGTTATGTGGATGCCATAGACGGTATATGGCCTAGGGGGAAATATGGGCTATGGGGAGAGAAGATGGATAAGAAACAAGGGGGTGGATATGTGGCTTCAAGGGATAACACCTCCGTTGGATCTAGTGGCATAAATCTTAATACTGAATATGGCAAGAAGATAAACGATGGAGTTGACATTACCGAGATTATAGCTGGAGGTATCCCTATTATTGGGGATGTTATGGATGTGAGAGATTTTGTGGAGTCATCGAAGGCTGGGGATGGTTTAGGAATGACATTATCAGCTTTAGGGCTATTCCCGGTATTAGGTGAATTTTTTTCTTTCGCTAATAAAGTAAAGAAGATTCCTCTGCCAGAAGATAAACGTAAATTGTATGATTTTCTTGTAGATAATGATCTTGTAGATAAATATGTTCATGATGAACCTTTGGTTAGGGATTTTTTTAACAAGGATGTCCATGAGAGAATTTCAAGGAATTATAATGATCTTCCTGATTCTTATAAGGCGGCTGTGGATTTGATGATTGATAATGGTGTTGATCTCCAAAATATAAATGATGTGTCTAACAAGCATATTAAGGATAAGATAGATTCTATGCTTGATGATAATGGGAAACGGTTGGAAGAAGCTTACAATCTAAGGGTATCAGCGGATTCTGATTTTGATGATTTTAGATATGAGGTATCCTCCGCTTTGGATAATAGTAATGCTAAAGGGTTTTATACTAGTAAATACAATAAGGTTGTTACTAGGAGTGATGAGAGTTTATCTAACCTATCTCATGAGTTTAGACATAAATATGATTCAAGTAATAATTATAATAAGATTTATTTATCCGAAAATGATAAGTCATTATTAAAAGACGCTTATAGGGCTAAACCAAACTCATCAAGTGATGAGATATCAGAGAAAATAGCTTTTAATACTCAAGCTAGATTTCGCTTGTGGAATAAATTTTATAATACATATGGAAGGACTCCATCTGTTGATGACCTTGATAAGTATATCGATAGCATGGATGAGATTGATGTGTATAACCTTGTGAGTGGTATAGGTAGCAATTATGCTGGTGATTATTCTAATAACATGCTTGGAGCTACTGGAGAGGTATTGAAAGAATCATCGGATAAAATAAAAAAAGCCATTAAAAACGTTCCTGCTATTTTGCCGGCGGCTATAGTTGGTAAAATGTTGATGGATGATGATAAGGAGAAGAAAGATAAGGGCGGGTCTGTAAGCATAGGTAGGGCTTATGGAGATGGTAAATATGTAATTGATCCTGATAGATCAGAGGATAATAAGATGGCTGTGTATGATGAGATATGGGATTATCTGACCGATAAGAAGGGGATACCACAAACTCAAGCTATCGGCATCCTATCGAACATCGCCGCCGAGTCCGGAGGGGACACCGATGCCCTAGGAGCCGCCGGTGATTTTGGCATCCAACAATGGCTTGGACCGAGGAAGAAGGAGCTACAGCGCAGGTATGGGAAGAAACCGACATTGACACAGCAGTTGGATTATCTCGTGGATGAGTATCAAGGCAAGGTCCCGGGGTTAGGTTGGAATTACATCAATCAAGGAAAGTTTTTCGACAAGGACGCTCAAGGTAATGTATATAATTACTATATGTATTCTAAATCGGATTTCGATAACGCCGTCAACTACAAGGACGCTACCGTGGCATGGAATCAAGGATACGGTAGGCCTCTTGGATCGACCTTAAGAAATGAGAAGAGATTTGAGTTCGCTGATATGTTCGCTAATAGGTATGGTGTTCCGGAGAACGAGCCAATGAGATACGAGTTCGGACAGCGGGATTCGGGCACGGGGGACGGAGGTCAGCAGCCCGTACCTGAGACGGTAGCCCCTGCCGATCCTTCTTTGGCTTCTCGCCCATCTATGGATATTTGGTGGGAGAAGGAAGGCCAAGACCTGTTATATAAGATGCTAGCTCAATCCGGAGCCAATAAGAAAGCTATAGAGGACATCGCTAATAATATCAAGAACGATCCCCAATCAGAGGCGCAGATAGCGGAGGTCGAGCGCATGCGTAAGGAACAGGCGAAAAGGCAGTTGGTGCTTAACATGATACCGGGGTTAAGCCTTAACATAAAAGGTATGAGTAGAAATAATAGTTAGTATTTTAATGATAAATAATTTGTTATGAATAAGTTATTGTTTTTATTTGATGTGTTATTTAAGGGGGCTTGTTTTACCCCCCCCCCCTAGTAGTTTAGGATGGGAGAATAGATGGGTAAATGCTATGGCTGATGATAGGAGGATGGTTATAGCATTGTTAGTAAAATATCTAAGGGGAGGTATGTTATGAGAAGACGTGTAATGACAGGTCCCAAAAGCTTGGATGTATTGTATACATACACTTATAATAGTAATAATTACCATACATTTGTGGCTCCAAAGTCGGCGTATTATTATGTTGAGTGCTGGGGTGGTCAAGGTAATTATGGTTACAATGATAGCGAAGATAGGTTTACCAGATCTAATGACCCTGGGTATGGTGGATATGTGGCTGGATTTATCAAGTTAGTTGGTGGTGATATCATTTATGTGTATTGTGGAAATGGTGGACTTAAGCAGACGAGTGATGTTGTAAAATATAATTATAATGGAGGAGGTTCAGGGCATTCAATGACTAATAAGAGTGCTGGAAGGTATATCTATGAGGGAGCCGGGGGCGGAGCTACAGATTTGAGGTTGTCCAACAATAGCGATCCTCTAAACGTAGATTCTTTAAAGACCCGTATTATGGTAGCCGGGGGAGGTGGTGGAGGATGTGAGTATTATTTTATTGGGCACGGAGGATCAGCGGGAGGGTTGGAGGCGTATCTGGGGGCTATGCCAAGGGAACTCCTGCATCCCAAGTAGCGGGAGGATCTAACTCCGGCAATAATTTAACTAACGGAAATAGAGGTCTATTAGGAGTGGGAGGAGGATGTGGTTTTGATGGCAATTCGTATTCCTCTGGTGGAGGAGGAGGCTTTTATGGAGGACCAAGCGGCGGGATATCGTCGAACGCTATTCAAGCTGGTGGTGGAGGATCCTCGTATATATCCGGTCATCCGGGATGCGTGAAATATGATAAATATGTATTTACTAACACTAAAATGATAAATGGGAACGGGTTCGTATGGACAGATGTGAAAGGGGAATTAGAAAAAATGCCTAATCCTTTGGGTGGATTATATGATTTAGGAAAGGGACATATAGGTTCTGGATATTGTCGTATATCTATATTCCAATAAATATTTATATATCTAATCAGTTTAGTGTTATATTTGCGAAGTAATTAAACGTTTTAGATATGAAAAGATTGTTATTTTTATTTGCTATGTTATTGACGCCGTTCGCTTTGATGGCGCAAGAGGTAATCCCATCAGAAGGGGCTATCACTATTGATTTAACTACCTTCACCGGCATCATGGCTTTCGTCACGATGTCAGCTACGCAGTTAGCCAAGGTTGTGCCGTATATTGACACCCATAAGTGGGCTAAAGTCCTATCCGCCGTAGTCATAGGTATGCTGGTTTGTATATTAGCGTGGCTACTAAAGGTGTCTCCATTGCTTATAGGGAGTGAATGGTGGGAGGCTCTATTATATGGAGTGGCTGTAGGTCTCAGTTCTGCCGGTTTCTATGATTTGGTTAAGGCTATAGGATCATTATTCATAAAAAGAATTTAATTCTGTACATAATAATAGCATTTGCTGAGAGACTCATCGTTGTGAAATGATGAGTCTCTGTTTTTTTAAATTATCTTTGTGTCAGAACGAAATTAATTAGACATGAGCAAATACGTAATCAAGAGGAAGATACCTAAATATCAAGAGGCCGGGGAAGTCGGGTCGTATATGCTTGGTAATATGGACGGTATACAAGGGTTAGGTATAGAACCTTTGGTGAATACCAACCAAGGATTACCCGCGCCGGTCAATCCGCTAGGGATATATTCTTTGGATACTCCAGATCAGTTGAGGACTAAATATGCTAATGCTTTTGATCAGGATAATGTGTTTCCGGATAGCTTCAAGGGTAGTTTGCAACGTATAGCTGAGAATTATCAGGACAATGGTATTACGCTTAATAACATAACTGTTAACGATGTTGATAAGTCTAAGACCGGTTCAGGCGAGACGGATGTTTTTGATTTTACCACCATCCCCTACTATGGCGCTGATGATATAGGGTCTAGATTCACTCAGATGGGTCGTGGTATAGGGCGTATGAGAAGTGAGGGATATGGAGATTTATCCACTGGGGCTAAAACAGCTAATACGATAACCACCATAGCCTCAGGAATTAGTGGTATCATGGGATTGGCTCGTAGCGTGGTTTCTGGGATAGCGTCAGAGAAAGGTACTCGTACCAATATCAGGTTAGCTCAGGAGCGTGAGGCCAGACAAAGAAGGCAATCCCAGATGCAGTACAAGGATGGTGGGGGTGTTTATCTAGGACCTAATAATAGGTTCGATAGCGGAAGCCTTACCGGTGAGTACCTGTATCCGTTACCTAAGTCGATGGAAGATCAAGCCAACGTAGAGGTCGAGAAGGGTGAGTACGTGACGCAGCCCGGAGAGGCGCCGATGGAGGCTATGGGGCAGAAGCACGCCGATGGTGGAACCCCCGTTTCCTTGGAGCAGGGAACGAAGGTTATTACCGACGACACAACCATAGAGCCGGATTTCGCTAAATACATCAGAGATACGTATGGGATCAAAGCCACGCCTAAGGATACGTATGCTACGTTAATGGACAGGTATAAGGCTAAGATCGGTCTTAAATCGGCTTACGATGATCAGAAAAAGGCGCTGGAGAAGCTGAAGAAAAACGATAAGATAGATGACGAGAATACAAGGCGTTTAAACGCCTCCGTATTATCTAAGGCTATAAATGATAGCAACGATACCGTTAATGGATTAGAGGGAAGATTTACGGACTTCGCTAATGTCATATACAAGGAGCAGGAAGACCGGAAGATGAAGAAGGATGAGGATACGTATTTCGCTAAGGGTGGTGAGATAGATAACATCATATCCAGATCTATGAAAGAATACGGTCTTACGGAGGAGGATATAGCTGAGGCTAAGAAAGAGCTGCTTAAGAAAGTGGCTGGTATTCGTCAGAAGATGGAGAAAGGTGGTAGTTCTTTATTCGATTACCTACTTACTTTCCGTCCCGTAGAGAACAAGTACAATAATAAGGATAACACGTTTGGGTATCAGCGTCAGGGTCAGGATGGCTCTTATGGAGGCATTAATACGGATGAGAGGTTGAATTATTATAAGACATTCAATCCGGTCGCTTACGATGCTTATATGAGAGCTTCAGAGGGCACTAGGGCTAGGGCATTGCAAGACGTCATATACGGACAGAATAAAGGATGGATGGGCTTGGCCACGGCGGAGAACCCGATTATCGCCAACGCCGAGGCGCTTCGGGATTACACGACGCTCGTTTCCTTTGGCGGTGAGGATAGTCAAGGCAATTACCCGGAAGATAAGAAAGCCGCATATCATGATAGGATGAGAGACAACAAGTTTGGTCAATACTCCTCATCTCGCCCTATGATCGGTCTAGATGTTGTTACAGAGGAACAGCATAAGGCTCTTAATGATGCTGGTATCACTCATTTTAGCCAACTATTCTCTGACAAGAACAAGGATGTCGTTAATAAGATACTTGGCGAGGATATGCTTAAGATGCAGGCATTGAGATCCATGAAAGGAATGGAAGGTCTTGATTTTATACTTGATCCTCATAAGGTGGCTCCCGGTCCTATGGATATAGGTGATGTGGAGGAACCTGATGTTAAACTGGATATGCCTGAGCTGATTGATCCCAATACGCTCCCTAAGACCAATACAAATGCCGGTAAGTCGAACAGCGGCAATGGAGGCAGGAATATAGTGGGTGGCGGTCTTGACTTCCCCGAGGTATTTAGGATGACCCCGGGAGCCGTGACAACGGAAGGTCTGGAAAGGCATTACGCTCCTACCGTGGATCCGGTGTTGAGATCGGCTGATCAGTATATGGTTGAGACCAATCGTGCTTTCCAATCACAATTGGATCAGATGGGTAATGTCCCGGATTCCCAGAGAGGGGCTTTATCATCCAACTTACAGGCTATCATGAGTTCCAATATAGGTAGATACATTAATGAGGTAGAACAAGGGAACGTGGCTCAAAGGGCTTGGGCTGATAATGTAAACGCCCGTACTTGGGCTGATACGTATGATAAGAATATAGCCCAACGTCAAGCTTACCAGCAACGTATATTGCAGGGATTGGCTATAAATGACGAGAACTGGGCTAGGTATTTCGATAGCGTAAATGACGAGATCCAGCAGAAGTGGAATACGGCTACGACCATGAATACATTAAGGTCTATATTTGGGGATGTAAAGATTGGCCCCAATGGACAATTAATCGCTGATCCTCAAGGAGATATATTGAGTTATAGGAGATTATATCCTGCTCAGGAAGTAACTAAAGGCAAGAAAGGATAAAGGATGGCTTCACAATATAGTATATTAAGGAATTACGGCAAGTATGTATCGCCCTACAACATGGATGTCATGATGCAGGGGATGGGGTACATGCAGCAGAAGATAGATACCAATCGGCAGGCTATAAACGAGTATGCTGATTATATTATCAATTCTGACATTATAAAACCTCAGGATAGGGAATATCTTCAGAATAGGTTAAATGGGCTGATACAGGACGTGAATAACGTGTATCGTAAATCTAATTTGGCTTCCGACGGTATAGCCAGAAGCATACAGGCTCGTCTTGGAGAAGCTCTGGATACCCGTGTGTTGAATGCTATTGCCGGTACTAGGGAGATCCGGGCTTTTAGCGAGAAGATGGAGGATATGAAGCTGAACAATCCCAAGATGTATAGTCCTATAAACGAGGCTGAGGCTTTTGCGGATGCCGTGGCTTGGATGAATGACGGTCAGGTAGGGACACGTCTTAATCCTATACATTATACCCCTTATACGGATTACCACGCTGAGATTGATGAGAAGATGAAGAATTTCATCTCCCTTAACAAGGGGAAGAAAGTCAATGTACCGGTGACTGATGCCAATGGCAACAGGACGGGCGAGATGCGTGAGATGTATATAGATGAGATGAGTTACGCTCAGGTCAGGGATATAGCCATGGCTTCTATATCTGAGAACGGTAAGGCTCAGATGCAATTAGAGGGGAGATATATGGCTAGAACGAATCCTGACTTATTTAATGTTCAAAGCACCTCAGATTTCCTTAAAGGGTATATTGATGATTTCAGTGTCAAGGAAGAATCCATACGAGCCAAGCTAAAGGGCGTTGGCAATGACAAGGCCAAGAGGGCTAAGTTGGAGTCGGAGCTGGCGGATATTATCAAGCAGAGAAATGATTTCGTGGAGGAGGCCGAGGGCGTTATCGGTAGCAACTACAGCCCGGAGCGAGCCGGCATGTTCATGGTACGACAGCAGTTCCTTCGTGGCGTCGGGCTGAGATGGTCTTATAATAACTCATACGAGACGTTGGGTGTTGATGATTATTATTTCAAGGCTAATCAGCAGATGATGGAGAGAGCTAAGTTTAATGAGACAAAAAGGCATAATCTAGCCATGGAGAAAGCAGCGTTGATGAGAGCCAGCAAATCGGGTAAGTCGGAGAATGGAGGTGGCGGAGGTGATGACACGACCGGGCCTACCGTGGTTACCAAGAGCGCAAACCTTGACGATGTGAGCATAAGCGATGAGTTCATGAACGGGTTCATAGCCAACGAGAAGGCGGTGACTACCGGCATGGGTAATTTCGTTAAGTCATTATCAGATGACGCTAGAAGGAAGATCGACGCATGGGCGTCTGATCCTGAGAATAGTAACGTGGTCAAGGATATGGATAACGATCAGGTTATCATGGCTTATTTCAAGGCCAATGGAGGGTCAAGGAACGAGTTGCTTGATTACAATGGTCAGGATAGTTATTTGAAGCTTCTTGGATTAAATACCCAAAGAGGGAAGTATAATAAGATCAATGATGGATTCAATAAGGCGAGCAATGCTGTTTTGGATGGTATTGATACTATAATTCAGAGAGAAGCTAGATCGGACAGTGGGTCAGGTATAGATATTAGTTATGGATTCGGCACATTCAATCTTGGAGATATTAATAACAATGGCGATAAGGTTTTTGATATAAATGGTATAAACGATATAACATTAAATGATTGGAGTAAGTTGTCCGCTTACAGCTCTTTGTTAAATGATAATATAAATACTATTAATTACGGTGTTGAAGGAGAAATGCCTCATGTATCAATGGATTCGGGTCAATCAGGTGTCTTATTGGATCGTGTGAATGATTTAATGGGAACGTCTTTTTCGCTTGATGATATTGAATCTATAATGTCTCTTGCCGTATCTGGGGCTAGTAAGAATAAGCACATTGAGGAAATAAGAGATAGGTTTGCCGGGGATAACAGGGCGATCGCTGTCGCTACCGCTATATATGATGAGGCTCATAAAGAGAGGAATGATTTATTAAGACATAAATGGAGTCGTGGGGATTTAGGTAGGATCGCTGATGACGCTAAACGTGCTGGCGAGGATTACCTGAGACAATATCGTCATGAGTATGCCGAGCGTGAGTATATCTTCTCCGGTGATTATCCGTCTAAAAGTCAAGAAGAGAAAGATTATATAAAGGTTAGTGACCTATTTACCCGTGGTGGCGGTTTTATTCCTAAGGATAAGGATAATGCCAATACGAAGATAACGTTTACCATATCCCCTATAGGTGATGGTAATTATCAGATCATTGGCAATAATGGAGGTGATGGTCGATCTGTTGTTGAGGTAAGCGAGGCTGATCTGGCTGCGAATAGACTTACTTTCTACAAAGAGGATGTAAGCATCCCGTCCGAGACCTATGATTCCGGTGTCGTACCCATATCTTTCGCCAGCTCAAGCAACAACGCTTATGGGAAGATGGCTAAGTCATTGTTGGTAGCTCCATTCGCTTACGCTAGCGGGGCCAAGGACACGGTAATGCCTTATATAGATATGTTTACGAATATAAATGACGGTAATATCAGGAAGAATCAGATGATGATCGCTACTGACGTGTTGTTCGATAACGCTTCTATGTACGAGTTAAGGGCTTCCGGATATAAGTATAATAATGGTTCTTCTGGGATAAATGTTGATATATATAGCAAAGGAGGGGCTAGAGAGGGTAATACCCCGTTGTATTCAATTGATCTGGATGGCGTTAACTATGCTGATGAGGTAGCAAGGAAGATCGACTTCTGCCCGCAGTATTATTTGGTCATGGCATGGCAACAGATACTTAGCAAGGAGAATGAGGTGTATTGGAGGAGCGAGGGAAGATCTACTACTGATGATTTCGAGAGCTTCATCTCGCCCATAGCTGATATGATTGATCAGGAGATAAGAAACAGGAATAACGGAAATAGTGGAAATAATGGAAACAATGGAAATCTATAATAATACCTCTAACGGAAAGGATCTTGCCGAGAAGTACAGATATCCTACCATAAACGTAGATAATATAAAGGCTATTGGTACGGATCCCTATGATATACCGGATCGTGACCTGCCTCCGGTATTGGATCCGTATTCCGCTTCCGAGAGATCAAAGTCCCAGATACCGTCATTGTCGGAGAGGATCAAGAATACTGTTAAGACAAATTATTATGATGATATGAAACATATGTCCCCATTAGGATATATGGCTTCTGATCAAAGCTATAAGGGCAGGTTTAATCTTACTGGTCCGGAGATATCGTTGGAGGATTCAAGGTATCGACTTAGTAGCGGTACTTGGATACCTAAATACGAGTCTTATATCCCCGGTGTAGATAACGACACACGTTTATCTAGGAGTCAAGGTAGGACTGAGAAATGGATGAGAGGTTTGGGGAAATTTGTAGGTAAAGCCGCTTTGTATGGATTAGGTGGTGTTATTCAGCCTTTTTATGGTATTTACGCCGGTGTATCCAGAGGTAATTTTAACGCTGTTTTTGATAACGATTTCACGAGATGGTTGGATGATCAGGACAAGAAGATGGATTACGGTCTTGCTCATTATTACAATCGTGAGGAGCGGGATATGAATTTCCTTCAAAGCATGACCACGGCTAATTTCTGGTCTAACGATTTTTTATCCGGTCTTGCTTTTACCGCTGGAGCCATGTTATCGTCAGCCGTATATTCCGGCGCTGGATTGATGAACTTAGCTCGTACGGGAGCTAGGGCGGGCGTGGCTTTGGCTAGGATAGGCAAAGCGGCTTCGGATACCAAGAAAGCGTTCGGCGTCTACCTTAGGGCCGCCCGTACGGGACGGAGGATAGGCAAGGGGCTGGACACCCTCGCTTTCCTTGGCACATCTACCTCGTGGGAGGCGTCTGTCGAGGCCAGAAGCATGCTGATGGAGGCTGAGGAGAATTTCAGGCAGTCTTACCGTAACGCTTATGGAAGGGAAGTCCCATATGAGGAGCTTATGAAGTTCAGAGCTGACAATGCCAATGCCGCTAATGCCGTATTTGCCGCCAACGTCGGCATATTGTCATTATCCAATATAGCTATGTTCGGCGATATGTTCGGCATGGATCTTGGTGTGGATAAGTTCATAAAACGCAATATATTTGGCGTAGGTGCCGAGAGGATGGATAACGGTACGTTAAGAGCCATAACACCAAAGAAATGGCAGAAGGTAGCCGGAAATACGTTCAATATCATCAAGCGCCCAGTGTCAGAGGGTCTGTATGAGGAAGGTCTTCAGGGAGTGGCTAGTAAGTCCGCCAAGGATTGGGTAGAATCAAGATACAATCCTATGGCTATCCGGCAGAATATAGGCTATATGGAGGCTATAAAGAATGGGTTCAAGGAGACGTACGGGTCTAGCCAAGGATGGAAGGAGATCGGTATCGGTATGATTATCGGATCGATTATGGGTGGAAAGACTATTGGGGGTATAAAGGAATGGAGCCAAGACATGTCCCGGAACAAGGGGATGGTGGAGGCCTACAACGCCAATGCCGGCGCCTTGACCACCGCCGCTGTCCGTGCTATTCGTGGCAGTATGGCTCTTAACGCTCAATTATCTGGTGTAGACACATCGTACGAGAGTGATGGTAGGATCATAAATAAGGATTTTAGTGACGCCGTATTCAATCGTCTCCGTTATGATTCGGAGATGGGGATGTTGGATGATACCAAGGAGAATTTCAGGACGGTAGTCGAATCTATACCTAATAGCGATATAGCGTCCGATATGAATATGACGGATGAGCAGGTTAATGAGTATAAAGCCGATCTTGTCAACGAGTTTAATAAGAAGGTGGATAATTTTACCATGGCCAATAGGTTCGCCGACTCCCTTACCGATGGTATATCCAATAGGTCGTTTAACGCCTATATCTCCAATATGGCTTATAATGGCCTTGAGGCGAAGGATAATTTGAACGATATAGCCAATCAGTTAAGAAGGATATACAATACGGATATAGGTCCCGCTCTTGATATATATTCTCGTCTTAATCCTGATTCGAGCAGGGATCTTGAAGAATTAAGGAAGCTTACGGATGATATACAGAGGATGGAGAAGAATATCTTGAGGCTTCAACAAAGTGTCGCGTCGAAGGACGCTCTTGAATCTGATAAGGCTAGGTTGGTCAAGGAGAATGATAGGCTTCTTAAATTAACAGAGGATAGGATCGCATTGGAGAGGAAATTAACTACGTTAATTAACTCAGAGGCTGATATATCTAAGTTGTTCTTAAATAGAAATGATTCAAGGATCAGTGCCGCTGATCTTATGGCGGCTTATGATACTATAGCTGATTTTGAGAACGTCGTATCTATCCGTGGGGTTGATAATTATAAGGAGGCTATGGCATTGCTTAGTGAGTATCGTCATAATCTTGTGGCTTATAAGAATATAAACGAGTCTCTTCGTCGTATGCGTGACAGAAGATTCATCCGGGCGCAGGAGCGCGGGTTCATGAAGATATTATCGAACGTATGGGGTAAGACTTATGAGGAGGATGATAGCAAGTATGATTTCAGGAATACTGATAATCCTGATGCCAATGGTCTTTACGCCAACGACCAAGCTATAGACAAGGCTTACCAAGATGGTCTTATAGGGGAGGATGAGGCATTTATGTTCAAGACATATAATCATATGATAGCCAGATCTATGGAGAACGAGATTAAGACCGATGAAGGTAATATAGTCGAGAGGGTTCCTGATGATGAGGATATCATAAATCCTTCTGACGATAGAATCAATAATATAGCTATAAAGATATGGAACGGTAATGAGGATGTCTTATCTCCTAGGGAGAGACAGATATATGATAATAACAAGCCTCGTGTCGATAGTCTAGTTAACGGGTTTGGGGATAATCCTATTTCAAGGATCAATAAGGCTAGATCGATAATAGATAGATTGAAGATCCATGATAATATTTATGATAATATCAAGGACGCTGTTGATGATATTGTAGATATGAATATCAATGGTCTTGATCAGGATCAGATCAAAGAAGCTATAAAGACTTATAATGATCTTATGAATGAGGCTGACAATGGCAATGAGATTGATCAGGATAAGCTTAATGAGGCTATTGATATTATCAATAACTATTCTGATGATCCTCTTCTTCAATTCGTGGAATGGATGAGGTTGTATGATAATGGAAGTATAGCTGTCAAGGATTACGATAAATCCATACCTATGGGTGATGTCCTCACAGAGAGCGAACCCGGGACATCCACCGGCAGGACGGAAGTTAACGCCGCCCAGAACCCGGTGGTGTTGATGGCCCAGAAGAGAGAGATCGGTGGGGTCATGTATTATGAGGTTGGCGGAATGAGACTTGACAGGTTTATGGACGGTCTTGGGCTTAAAAGATCTGATGCCACTGATACTGATAATGGAAGGGTGATGGATTTCACCAACGGAACCGACATATTTACTGTTATAGAGTCAGATAACCACTCAAGATGGATGATTAGCGAGGATGACGCTCAGGCTTTCGAGAACGCTACTGGTGTCATATTGGGGCGGCAGACCGCCTTATCGACCTCCAACTGGTTCATGGTGTATCGCAAGGGGCAGGATGGATCTATTGTCCCTTATTATACGGGTGATACGTTTGGATCTAACAACGAGTCGGTGAATCAGGAAGCAGCGGCTAGCCTCCGCAAGGGTGATATGGTAAGGTTTAAGATGGATATGTCAGATCCATATACCAAGGAATTGTATGATAAATACAATAGTCTTAACGCCGTTGACCCTAATTCTGATGAGACTAAGTCGGCTTACCGAGAGCTGGTTGATAATATGGTTATTAAGATCGTGGATAGCGACGGCAATTTCGTCTCGGTACTGAAAGCCAATGACCCGGATTCAAAAGGAAGTAACGCTGATTTAAGGAGTAGGGCCTTTGAGTTATATAGGGATAATATAGGATCTGTTATTGGCGAGATTGATATACCGTTCGTAGGTACAGTTACCAGTGTTTTGCCGGGAAGACCTAATTTTAGCGTAAGTGATGATAATGGTACGTTGATGGTATCCGAGAATGATTTTACCAACGAGACGGTTGGTAAAGTCGAGAGCGTAGGATATATAGAGAATGGGGAGGTTACGATGAGGGATGATATTAAGTATAATATATTCCCGTTCTGTACGGCTATCGTCAGGGACAAGTATGGTGACTATAAAGATTCACGTATCCCGGTCGTAGCTATAAAGACAGGAAATGGAAGAAATTACCTGTACCCCGTAAGATTGAAAAATCAGGATATATCGTCATTCTCATCCATGATCGGATCGATGGCTGATAGGATTACGGAGGGTCTAGGCGGAGGCGTAAGTATTGATGATATAATGGATCTTAATAACGCTATAGCCAGATCAGGGTTGGATAATAAGGCATATATGATTCCGCTGGCGGGAGACGTGGATGTTATCAAGAACCGGCTTGAAGCTATCAAGGAAGCGGCTAGCAGGATGCCTATGACCGCTGACGTAAGAGGATGGATAGGCGATTCTAGGACTAAGGAGGATATTTTGATGAATGACGTTACGATTAATATTGATCTTAACAACGATCCTTTCATAGCACCTAAGTTCAGAATGAGTATTAGGAGGGATGAGACGTTCTTCGAGGATACGGAGACCCCGTTCGTCAACCCGTCTGACCTCCAATCGGGGGCCGCCTCGCCTGCGAAGGCTGCCGAGGACAAGTCTTTGGTTTCCGACGGTAACGTAGTATCCGGAGAAAATGAGGCGGAAAATCCTTGCTAGGTAAATTTATTCATCTTATCTTTGCGGTGTCAGGCCATCACCTGACGAGTAAGATATTTAAAAGTTGGTCCCTGTCGGGTGTGTGATGGCCCCGGTGGGGACTCTTTATATTATGCAACTAGATTCTTTTTTACACCGGAAGATCATGCAAGACCTACGTATCCAGCGAGTAAAGGTCTTGATGATGTTATACACCAGTAACTATTTTGTCAAGGTCAGACAAAAGCAGTTACTTGATCATACATACGCATTAAGCAGGGATCAGGCTTTTGATTATATGGCTGAGTTCAATAAAAGACTTAGTGATAAGGTTGGTATAAAATGTACGATGGATATCCTTCTACCTACCGATGATGATAATGCTAACATCATAATTGAGCACAATGGTATTATCAAGAAGTTAATGAAGGAAGCCGAGAAGCTGGAACTTGATACTGATGCTATCAAAGCCATGATGTGTGATCTTCTTGATGAGTTGAAGGATGATATTGATCTTAATATCCTGATATTTGACGTAAGCCAGTTGCTTATAAAATACAATTTATTTAGGTTGGAGGCTATAACCGAGCAGGAGTTCAAGAACTCTTTTGTCAGAATGGATAGTAGGAATATGGAGATAAAGAAACTAACTTTATCTGATATCAAGAAGGTGGTGATGATGATAGAGACCAGATATAATCGCTTTGTATGGTGATGGAATATTATAGATTACAATTTTTGTAAAAATATATCCTATTTGTTTGTTGTTTTAAAATAAGTGTCTATATTTGCGGTGTCTATCCGTTGCTAGACCAGAAGAAGATATTAATATCGCTTAGGCGTAGGCGATAAATGAGAGCTATCAGTGGGGTAACGGACGCTGGTGGCTCTCGTTGTTTTATATTATGGATGATAATTTAAAATTATTTGAGAATCCTGATTTTGGGGATGTGAGAGTATTGTTGGATGAGAAACATGAACCATGGTTTGTCGGTAATGATGTAGCTAAATGTTTAGGGTATGCAGATCCTAGGGATGCTGTAAGAAGGTTGGTAGATGACGAGGATTGTAAAATGCTGAGATTGTCAGAAGATAGGGAGGCCTACGATTCCACCCCTATTCACAATCAATATGTTAGCCAGATAAAGATTATTAATGAGTCTGGTATGTATACTTTAATTATGTCATCTAAGAAGGAGTTTGCTAAGAAATTCAAAAGATGGGTAACATCGGAGGTTCTCCCTTTTATTAGGAAAACAGGTTCCTATTCTATGCCATCTAACAATATGCCATCAAAGAATGAACTTCCATCTGATTATATAGAGGCATTAGAGGCTTTGCTTAAATCGGAAAAGGAGAAGCGTGCGTTAGCTGAGGCGAAGAAAGCGGCAGAGGAAGCCAAAAGGATATCCGATAATATCATTAAAGAACAGGCTCCTATGGTTGAGTTTGCTAAGACAGCCGAAATAGCCCAAGAGACAGATATGTTGATCAGAGAGGTTCGGGAAAAGCTAGAGGCTCATGGATATGATATAGCGGAGAAGAATCTTCGAATATTGCTTGAGGATAAGAAGTTCTTCGCTAAGACCGGTAAGAGGTGGTTGCTTTCCCAAAGGATGATAGACAGCGGTTATGCTCGTTACAGATATCGTAATGATGACGAGTTCTACGGCACTAATACTGTCTATGTGACTCCTAAGGGATTTCAGTGGATCGTGTCTAAGATATCTAAAGAATGGATGCCTAGGTTCTTGGAATTGAAAGGCAGGGTTCTGAATAGATCAGATAAAGATATTTTCGCTAAACGATAAATTCCATTTTTTTTGTAATTTAGGATTGAGCTTTTGCCTGTTCGTGAGGATCGGCAAAAAGATTTGCACTTTTCGGAGAAACATAAGGTTTGTTATTATGTTGTTATTTAGTATCCCGTCCGCTCGTGAGAGTAGGCGGGATTTTCATATCTTTGTAACAAAACGATTTAGTAATGGGACGATCTTGTTATGTAATAAAAAATAAGGAGGATAGGGTAGATAATGTCCTTGCCCCTAATAACCAACCATCCGGATTATACCAAAGGGCGATGGAGGTGCTGGGCGACCAGAAGCAGGCCTTATCGGTCTGGGGTACGGCCTACTCCCCCGACTTCGTGTCTTTCTTTGGCGACTGGATGTCCATGCCATCAGAATATGATCTGGATAGTAATGGGGAACCTAGGTATGATGATGTCATGTCCTTTATCAAGCGGAAGAACTATTTCGCCGGCAATTTCATGGCCGATGAGGTTAAGGATATTAATAATACTCTTACTTCCTTGGGTGTTGATAATATCAATGATCTTAATGATATGATCGTATCTAACTTCCTTTCCGGCGGTGATATATTCCTCAATAGGTACAATCTTGAGCGATCTGGGATGTATGACGCTGATGAGATTGATAATATCATGACTAACCGATCGGAGTATGAGCGGGTAAGGGATATGATGAGGAGGATTGTCGATTTTATGTCTGACGGGGATCTTAATGAGAAGGATATGTATTTCCTGTCCTCCGAGTCAGGCCTTGGTGATGATTATATGATATATGAGGATACATATGACTCGTTAGGAAAGAGAAGGGGCTTGAATCCAATAGAGGTAAGGGATACGATCATGAAGGCGGTAGGCGGTATCAGTGACCGCCGGGAGTTCGATCAGGCTTTCGCCTCCATCCCATACCCTTCCTTGGCACTCCGGTATCAGGAGGATCAGGATTACGCAGATCGGATGTATGACACATATCGTAATATGACCCGTATGGAGGTTCGGAGTCAGGACGGAAATACGATTACCGACTCGTACTTCAATAGTACCATACCGTATATCAGTATGCCTAAGGATATGAAGGGTCTAAGGGATAAGGTTGGGGAGATAATCGATATGGATGATTTTAAGGACATCAAGGACGTTGCCGGACGTCTGCATGACATAGCCATGGATCTTGCCGACATGGGCGTGGATATAAGCGAGGCGATCAGCGATGAGATGGTTATATCCAGACCTGAGGATATCCGTGATCTTATGGCGTCGCTGGACGTCATGTTGTCTTCCATACAGGCCGGCAATTCGGTATACGATAGCTTTATCTCCGATCTTGATAGGATAACAGGGAAAGGGAATCCGATATACGAGGTTCAGGATACTTATTCTACTGGGGATAGGATGGTGTATGTAAGGTCCGGGAATACATCCCCTTCCGATATGTATGATAGGAGCATGTTGTATATGGGTAGGAATACGTACCATAACACGGCTCCGATAACCGACACCGATCAGGCCTATGAGATGTTGGCCGATATCGGGATAGAGCGGCCCTCGTACTTGCCGGCTGGCGTGGTCCCCGCCGGGGCTTCCCGTTCCGATATTGGCGTGGTCAAGGATAACATAAAGAAGCTAGTTATGTCCAACATCTCATCCTCGAATACCGAGAACATGATCCTTACCAGATTGATATACCAGCATCCCGTAACCCCTAAGATGGATGATGTCGATATTGATCGGGAGTTCAGGAGATACGAGGCTAGGCAGGGAAAGGATCGGGATTTTATCAAATCCTGTACATCGTTGAGGAAGATCCAGATCAAGGAAAGGTTAAAAAAATCGGATTTATATAATAATGTCTTACGTTTCCTTGATTTTAATGGATTTTATAACGTATCTTTGAACCACCATGACAGAGGTACGTTAAAAAGCATGGAGATGTCGTTGCCGGAAGGTCAGGTAAGGGATCTTCTGTTTGACGTGGCTATCGAGTCCGGTGACAGTAGCATGAGAAACCTTTTCTATCTGGATGGTCAGGATAGGATGATGGATGTCGGGTTTTACAGATATCTGTACCAAAGGAATCCGGGCCTGCTCCGGGAGGTCAACGGCGGCGTCGAGGCGAGACCGGACGGTTCGTTCTTGGCTCGTGGGAGGTATGATGATTTCGTGTCATTCCAATCCGGCTTATATGAGAAGGTAGGTGAGACGGTTGATGGTGCGATATACAGGTTCGTTGATGATCTTATATACTCCGATCCATCATCATATCAAGAAAACATGGTACGAAGGATGGGTGACGTTACGGTAAGGAGTGACGATAACCGCCTGTCAAGGATAGAGGATAATCCCTCATCCAGTAAGATAGTTAATGAATACACTGCTAATACAAATAAGTTGATGCGAGATTTTTCGTGTAGCTAATCTCTCTTTGACGTCGTGAGACGTTTTCTTTCGAGCATTGAAACATTGAATTTTATAGATTTGCGATGAATCCGGGTCGTAGTGATACGCTCCGGATTTTTTGTCTCTCGTCAGTCGTTATTAATACCATTTACAAGACATGACGTACTTTGATGATGACACATATCACGATTTTAGGGCTGTTAATTTTTGAACTTTGTAACGCCCGCCATCAGGTGGGGTTATTATTAATTCAAAAATAAATAGACATGGGTACAAGTGGAGACAAAATCGTTTTGTTAGACGGCATGGGTTCCGGTAGTGGAAGCGCCACTAACGGTTTATTATCTATGATTCCGGGTATGTTCGCCAATTTGATAGGCGGAAATAAGATGGATCCGAACTTGGTAGCGGCTTTGATGAACGGTCGTAACAACCAAGACGGTTTCGGCGGGGGCTAACGGTTGGTGGTTGTGGATCATCGTCCTGTTCTGGTTATGGGGTGGCCGTGGCTTTGGCAATGGTTTTGGCAATGGTAATGAGTGTTGCGCTAATGGTCTTCCAGCTCAATTGAATAACGACTATGGTCGTGAGTTACTGATGCAGGCTATCCAAGGTAACAGAAGCGCTATCGATCAGATCGCTAACGCCTTGAACTGTACTACCACTCAATTGCAAAGCGCTATCTGTAACGTACAAGGCGCTATCGATAAGGTAGCTGGTCAGGTAGGTATGACCTCTCAGGCTGTTATTAACGCCGTACAGCAACAAGGTTGTGAGATCGGTAATCAAATTAGCTCTTGCTGCTGCAATTTGAGTTCTTTGATCAACCAAAGCACTTGCCAGACTCAGCAGATGATCAACAATCAAGGTTATGAGAATCGTCTTGAGACATTGAATCAGACTAACACGTTACAAAACACTATTAATCAAGGATTGACGAACAATCGTGAGCAAGCCACGAGTCGGTTCAATATCTTGAGCGCTAAGATTGATGCTCAAACAACCTTGATTAATGATAAATTCTGTCAATTGGAAATGCGTGAGATGCAGAATACGATCAATCAGTTGCGTGATGAAAGGTCGGCTTACCAAGCCTCCGCGTTGACTCAGCAACAGACTCAGAATTTGATCAACCAGTTGAGACCTACCCCTGTGCCGGCTTATCCTTCATGCTCTCCTTACCAGACTTATGGATGGGGCAAGCATTTTATGGAGGTAATTACGGATGTGGGTGCAACAATGGATGCTGCAACAACGGAAACGCCGCTATTTAACTCTATAAAGGAAGGAGGCTATTATGGCTTGTGTTTCTAAAATAGGGTCTCTTTATGAGTTGGTCACGAAGAACGTGGTAGTGACTACTACCAACACCATCTTCGGCATCAACCCAAGGATATGGCTGTCCTTGCCATGCGAGGGCCTTCTGCTGCTGAAAATCCGGCAGGTGGTTCCGACAACAGGCGAGACATTGCCAGTACAGATAGCTATTCCAGCGAACAGCACCGTATCCACGGTAGGTGATGACACATGCTGCCCGGTAACCGGCGTGGCTGTGGTGAACCCGATCAACGTGGCTGTGACCGGAGCGGCTATGGTTAACAACACCGAACGCCTTGTTTATTTCAACAAGGTAAGGGGTGTATTGAGGCTCATGGATTGCTGTGTGCCTACAACTTCCGCCTCGGCGTCGGAGACGACTGTTGATGAGGAATAGGTTAGATTGGATGTCTAATGGGAGGGTATTCCCTCCCGCTTAAAAATCGAGATATGTTTAGAGACTTAAAGAAAGGATTTCAAGTATATACGCTGGATACGTCCGATGTTCCGGTGTTCAGGATGGGGAATGTGGTTAACGTGTCCGAGCCTAGGTTCCAGCAGCCCCAGATGGGCCAGATGGGGCAATATCAGCAACTACAGGATAGGGTGATAGACCTTACCGTGGAGATAAACGGGTCTTCCATGACCTATGTCGTACCGGAGAGCAGGGATGTCGCTATGTCCAATAACATAACTTTGGCCTGCTCGGTCGATCCGATCATGAACCAGCTTAACGCCGCTAAGAGAACCAGCTCCGATATTCTCGATAGTATCGATAAGCATAGGAGGACGCTAGAGGCTTGTGATTCGATCCTTGAGGAAATCAATCCGGCTTTTAAGCAGACTAAGGATCAAGACCGGAAGATCAAGAATCTTGAGGAGAAAGTCGATAGGATGGGATCCTCTTTCGATGAGCTAAAAGAGTTGTTAATTAAAAAATTAGGTTAAGATGAGAGTTATAGATTTAGGCGGCGGTCACGATGAGGACTACGATGATGAGATCTACGATCGTAGAGGCGGCCGTGGACGTAGCAGACGTTCGGATGGAACTTACATGGGTTATGGTGGCGGAATATACGACCATTATGGCAAGGAGCATGACGGTAGGATGGATGAGCTAGAACGCCGTGAGCGTGATCTCGAAAGACGTGAGAGGGAGCTGGAACGTGACGAGCGTGAGCTTGAGAAACGTGAGAGACTCCATGAACGTGAGGACGAGATGTATCGCAGGGGATGGTTCGGTGAGCGCGGCATCCGTGACGAGTACGAAGGTACTGAACCGTATATGCGCAGGGGACGCAGGAGTCGTTACTACTGAGGAGCAGACGCCGATGACCCGGATTATAAGCGGTATATAGACACCCATGGATATCACTTTTCCAAGGAGCTGGCTAGGGAAGCCGCTGACAAGATGCTTAACGCCGACGGGTCCAAGAGAAGATGGACGATGGAGGACGCTAAGCAGATGTTCGATAAATGCGGGGCCAAGAAACCTGATAACGCCACTTGGGGAGATATCCAATACCTGTTCGCTATGTTCTATAGCGACTACTTTCCTAAGGTATTGGATTGCGACCAGAAAATAGTCAAGGCTGTCTTGGCTTATCTGGAAGACCCTGACGCCCCGGGAGGGACGGCGTTCGTAAGGTATCTGGCGGTGCGGTGCTTCGTCGGTGACACAATCAAATGGAGTGATATGATTTAGTTTGATACAACGTTGGAGAACCCTGTCGGCAATAGAATACCGATAGGGTTTCTTTTTGACCGTATCTTTATTATGATTACATTTGTTCGAGGTAGATCTTTTTGTCATGGTAGGGTGGGCGGGAATGAAAAAAGGCATCCTCACGGACACCCTTCCCCTTTGGTTGAAAATCACTTAAAACATTATGAGTTACTACTACACCGCAAATATAGATAATTAAATACAAACTGCAATGGGTAAGGGGTATTATTGGATAGAGCCAGTGGATCAGACGTTGAATGATTTCCAGTTTTATAAGGCACGTATCGTAGGCGATCCTGAATATGACGAGAGACATCATCGAGTTATATTGAGAACTGATAAGTATTTCCCTGTCGGAAGTATCTTCCATGTCCTTAATGACCCGGAGATGTTTGTCATAGAGAGAAAGTTCAAGACATGGGGGAATAAGTATGTCATTAAGCCTTATGAGGGTGAATGGGAATGGGAGTCTGTCCAGAAACTTAAAGACAAGGCTATTATATTCCGTAGCGGATTCCTGCACGGGGACGGCAGCTTCTAACGCCTGCCCGCATCTACCCCCCCCTATATTTCTTGGTGTGTATGTATATAGCTATATTTGAGCAAAAAATAAGTGTAATATGGCAGATTTTCAAGGTAAATACAATGGTGATCAGATAGAGCAGCTTCTGGATAAGGCTAATGATATTGATCTTACCAAATATGCTCTTAAGACGGATAATGCCCCTACCGCCACGAAATTACAGGCGGCTAGGACCATAGCGCTGTCCGGGGCTGTTACCGGTAGTGTCTCATCGGACTTCGGAAGCAACGTAACTATCTCCACGACATTGGCTAATTTTGATGCCTCTAAGATCGCGTCCGGAACCATCAGCATAGATAGGTTACCTAAGGCGGCTTTGGAGAGATTGATCGTGGTGGCTGACGATACGGCTAGATTCGCCCTTACCACCGCTACGGTTCAAAGCGGTGATACGGTAAAGGTCACGTCTACAGGTAAGATGTATCTGATAAAAGACGAGTCTAAATTAAACAGTGAGGATGGGTATGAGCCTTACACGGCCAGTCAGGCTTCCTCCGTGCCTTGGTCCGGGGTTACGGGCAAACCAAGTACCTTCACCCCTCCCACGTCCTCCGCTACCGTTCTTGGCGGTATTAAGGTAGGATATACGACTTCCGGGAAGAACTATAAGGTGCAACTGGATTCGTTCGGCAACGCTTACGTTAACGTTCCGTGGACGGACACCAACACGACATATACCAATATGGGAGCCGCTTCTGCCTCAGCGGCGGGAAAGGCCGGCTTGGTCCCCGCCCCTGCCGCCGGAGCGCAAGGTAAGTATCTTCGTGGTGATGGAACGTGGCAGACACCTCCAAACACCACATACGCCAAGGCCAATACATCGACCCTTGGGTTGGTAATGATCGGATATGCGGAGAATGGCAAGAATTATCCGGTGGAGCTGGATGATAGTGGGAAGATGTTCGTCAACGTGCCTTGGACAGACACTAATACGACGTATGGTGTTGTGGGAGCTAATGGATCAACAGGTCTTGTAAAGAACGGAAGTACCGTGACAAATGCTTCTGGCTATACCGCCTGTCCTATTGTCAGTGGTGTCCCTTATTATAAAGACACTAATACCACTTACGCCAATATGAAGGCAGCTACGGCTTCCGCCGCCGGTGCTGCGGGATTGGTTCCGGCTCCCGCTGCGGGCAAACAGACATCCTTCCTTCGTGGCGATGGTACATGGGTCGTACCTACCAATACCACATACGGATTGGCCTCTACTACAGCTAACGGCTTGTTGAGACAGCTTAATGGTAGTACATCCAGTTTCATGCGTGGAGATGGCACTTGGGCTACACCTCCTAACACGACATATGCCGTGGCCAATGAGTCTACTGACGGTTTGATGGCGGCCGCCGATAAGAAGACCATGAACAGGCTTATAGGGGTTAATACGGTCACGACATTAGCTAACCTGCCTATTAGCAAGAGAAGTATCACGGCTACGTTATCAGCCGCTACCACCCTATCCGTGCAGTCAGGGATGCAGATAGGGGAGGAGCTGATGATCAGGTGCGTCCCGTCGGCGGCCTTCACGCAGGCTATACCCAACTCCGGGGCTTATGTAAGCATGAGTGGTACTTCTATAACCACTACGGCTAACAAGCCTTTCGAGATAAATATCTGGTGTTACGCTTCAGATAAGTATAGTATCGCCGTTAAAGAACAAGATTAATGATATAAGATATGAGCTACGTATATATAAACAGGGAAATATATCCCAATCAATTAGTTCAGGACGATCCGCTTGATGATAATTACGCCAAGGGCTATAGTTATGATGATTACATTAACGGGAATCCCGCCCCATGGATAGAGCTTGGGGAGGAGCAATTGGCGTTCAAGGAGGCTAATCCTAAAGCTACGGTTAAGGAGATTATCGAGGCTAAATTGGATGACTCAAGGCTTCTTAATGAGGAGAAATCGGCTAAGTATGAGGAGATCAGGACTTATGAGAATGAGAATCTTCATGAGTTTTTCTTGGATGACCAAAATATCTATATCCCTGAATATGATAGGCGTAACGCTTTGGCTGATGGGGCTATAGCTGGTAAGATAACGATCATAGGTCTGGAGTTCGATATGACGGAAGGCAAGATCTTGATCGGGATGATGGATAAGTATGATAATGATCTGATGTCGGCGTTAGGAGCCAAACAGAGGGAAGTAAGCTTAGCCACTACCGTAGAGTCGGTGAGGGCTATTGACGCTCAGTCCGGCTATCCAGATAAGGTAAATATCACCATGACTTATGTCCGGCAACAGGCAAAGGAGAAAGATGCCTCCGATCCTCAGGAAGTGGCTGTCAGATTCTCCAGAATGGTGGTTAATAACAAGGCTATATCTTTATCCCCTAACGAGAAATTGGATGTTAAGGTCCTATTTCCTATATGGGGACAAGAAGGGGCGGAGTTCGGGCTGTCGGTGGATGCCGGATTCTGCCTCAGGGTGGTTAAGGACGATACGGATATCCTTTATGAGGTTATTCAACAACATACATTATCAAAGGGATGGGAACCCGGATTAAATACGGCTTCCTTATACAAGGTCATTGATAAGGAGCATGCCGGGACCATAGGGGATCCTATCCCGTATTTCCCTCCAATGGAGATATTCAAGGATAAATATTACATCCAGAACGCTGATGTATATAAGTGCACTAGGGATAGCGGAACTCCTCTTAGTCATAATCTAAAGGACTTAGTAGGGTTGTATGTTGAGGTTGTACAGGGCTAGTCGTATCTACCCCCCCCCTATATTTGGCTTGTGATATGATACAAGTTATTTTTGGCATAATAAAATGACATTTGTAAATATATTTAAGTATGGCATCACAAAAATTCAGTTTCGTAACCGTCAACCCGGTATCAGGATCAGGAGATCAGGCGGTTAATTTCTCCGGTGAGAAACACACCGGTCGTCTTCAACGCACTATCAACCTTACGGTCACCACGAACGGCGGGGCTAAGAAGGCGTTGGTAGTCAATCAGGCAGCGGCTGCTGAGGTGGTAAGATCAGACAGCCCTAACGCTTCCGTACAAAAGGCAGGTGGTAATGTTACCATCACCGGTAAGTCTAACAGTACTAAGCTTACGTTCGCGGTCACGCCGGCTAAGGAGAACGGGCTTACGTTACAGCTCCCGGCTAACTACACGGCGGCTGGAAAGACTACGGCTAACGGAGCGGTTATCGCCGACGATCCCGGAGCCGATGGCGAGTTCGTTTGGAGCATCACGATCTCGAACGTACCGGCCAACGTCACGATCGAGGAACTGACAGCTACATTGAAGGTAACTGCCGCTGGTGCCCAGACAGCCAACGTGACGGTAACGCAAGCCGCTGGAGACTCTACTATCGAGCTTGACAAGAAGATTATTAACTTGGATGTAAATGGTACTCAACAGACGGTTAACGTAACATCTAATGACAGCTGGACATGGGCGCAAGCTGCGGCTAGAACCGTATTGAGAATGATGGAACTATAATCAGTTTCTTTTCGCTTACTCAGACCCCGATCGACTTAAGCCGGTTGGGGTTTATTTGTTTTGCTATCTTTGCAATAGAACAAAAATAATACAACTATGGCTAATGATTTGAATATTAATTGGAAGGACGGGGTAGGCGAGGTAACGGACCAACCTCTGACCGTCAGCCCGGGGTCCGGGACCGGTAGCGCCCCCGTTTCCTTTGGCTCGGTGATGAACAACGGTCTTGATCGGACTCTTGAGCTGGAGATAACAACTCCAAAAGGTATTAAGAAGACGCTCACGGTGAATCAGGAGGGATGCCGGCAGGCTTATATTACGAGTGACGGCAAACGATGGCTGACTAGCGACAATCGGGTGTATGGGGTTTTGAAAAGCGATGCTCCGTGCGAATGCATAGGTGATTGTCCTTGATATTTTGTTTTTACGAATTTTGTAATTACATTTGTGGCGCATGTCCATCACCATGCTTTTCGTCGCTAATTTATTATAAGGGATACCGGTCTGTGATGGGATCGGCATCCCTCTGTTTTTTAATATGGAGAAGATAAATGTTTTCGATGTTCAGGTTCCTGATGGGAGACAAATCCGTTGTATGTCGTATAATAAGGTTACTTATTTTGATCTTGACGATATATGTAAGTTATGTTTTGGCTCATACGATCTACATGATGTGGCTGACACTAAGGTAATGAGTGAGTTCCTGCACCGAGAGGGTGGTCGTTATTGGACTACGATAGATGGCGTAAGGCAGTTGTATCGTAGGATTGAGTGTAAGATGTGTTTTGAGGTTATAGAAAAATTAAAGGGATTATGAGAGAAAAGAAATTTGATTTCGTGATATATCCGTTGGATTTGATTATCACGGTTGGATTAGATTATAAGACGTTGTGTGATCGTTTCGAGAATATGGAACCTGAACACGAGGGGAAATGGGGAGATGAAGATGATATGGATAAGGAGGCGCCTTTCGTGAATTTGGTAAGGGATAGGGACGATGATGATAAATTTGCCATACTTTGGAATTTTTCGAGCGACGATGATTTAATAATGAGAAATATATGTCACGAGTCATTCCATATAGCAATGAGCGTATGCCAATTTTGCAACATGTCTCTTGGATTTAAGGTTGGAGAGGATGAACACGCAGCGTATATAGCCGGATTCGCTGGTGATTGCGTTAGTGAGTTCATCAATAGCAAGAATACGGATTAAGTCATAAATTCTATAAGGAATATAAGAATATCAGCCTCCGCTTATTTGTGGGGGCTTTTTGTTTATCTTTGTCAAAAACATGAAGTTATGTCGAGTTGCGTAATTAAAAGGAATAAGGAAGGTAAGATAACCCGTGTCTTGACCCCTTCCGGCGAGGTATCTACCTTGTTCGATAAGATAGCGGGTATAGCCGCCGTAAGTGACCTTAATAAGGCCGCTGAAGCTTATATGACTATTTATAACGATAAGTTCAGGTCCAAGTTTGGAGACTGGACGAGATCCGCACCAAGGAATAAGGAGGCGGCCAGATCCATAAGTGCCAGACTTAGCGCCAGCAAGTGGGGGCAACTTATGTCAGCCAAGGTCTTGTCCGCCATAAGCGATATGGATGCCCCGGCGTTGGCCAGAAGCCTTGGGAATAGCGACAATGTCGTGGCTTATCTTACCTCCGGAGAGGTAGGTGATGTCAATGATATGGCTGTGGTAGATACATCTACGGTACAGGAGGTGGATCTGGATTCCATAAACGAGGATAATATTGGCGATACGATACTGGAAGAGGCGTCATGGGATGATATAAGGGCTATCAGGGAGAATATAGATATTAAGGAGACAGCCCGTATGTTATGGAAGGCCGTGGAAAGCGCTTTTACCGGTCAACGACCTAATATCAGGGTGAAGGGCGGAAATATAGATGGGGAGATCATATTTTCTGGTAATGTCTTGCCGTTAAATGATATTGAAGATTATACGCCCCCATCTTCAAGATTGGTGTATGATTCCGGTGAGCCTCGCCTGTTCTTTAAATCGGATGACGGCAAGATATACGACTCTTACGCCAACGCCATAAAAGGCTCGTCCGGCGGGCGGATCGAGGCCGGGTTCTTGGCCGGCAGTGTCGAGGAGAGCGACGTCCCGTCCGGTACGGCTGACATCTCCTTTGGCTCGTCCTCCATAACCCTTAACAACAGTGATTCGTTCATCCCGGTCCTTGGCATCAGCTCAGATTCTAATATAAGTACCCGTGGAGGGTTTGTCAATTACCTTATCAAGAAAGGTCTGTTGAGCGGGGAGCGTATAAGGCTAGGGGATAGGTATTATCTTACCGGTGCCGGTAATTCTGATGGTCTTAAGATCTATAACGCTATGGATGCCTTGTCTAGGCTAAGGAATAGGTTTGGAAGTCAGTCCTCCGAAATGAACGTATTGGGTTCTATAGGTTTTGATACGGAGGTAAGTAATGATCTTGATCTTATCACGACATCGGGGGAGAAGGTTACGGTAAGCAGATCGGAGATCAAGGGCATGTTAAGGCAAGGTAAGTTTGAGGAGCTTAATAATAAGTATGATGGGTTCATGGAGCTAGCCTTGTCGTTGATGATGGAGGATAACGCTTTGTACGGAAGTAATGTCCGTGGGGTTATTGAGAACGAGAAGGCGGAGGATCTTCAGAACAGGACTGATATCACCAACATCTTATCCACGTTAGGTATCCGTGTGATGGGTATGTCTGAGTATATGGATAAGTATAAGATGCGTAATGGTGTCGAGCCTTCGGCTAGGGCATTGTCCGATATGGCCAATGGGGTTATCGCTTTGGCCGAGGGAGCTACGGTAGAGGATCTTAATGAGGAGGTGGCTCATTTCTTGATCGATACTTACCGTAACCAACAGGAGATTGACGAGGTTCTGGACTCTGTTGTCGGCACGCCATTATGGAATCAATTCGCCGGTCGTTACTATGAGGTGTATGGGAAGGAATACCAAGGGGAGGAGCTGGATCGGATGGTGAAGCGGGAGATCCTAGGTAAGACGTTGGCCCAGCGGTTCGTACCGGGCATGGAACAGGCGGTGGAGGATCTGGCCTCGTCCGAGGACGCCCAGCTCTCCTTGTTTGGCAGGATAATCCGGGCTATACGGAATTTCTTCTCTACTCAAAGATCAGACTTGAATAAGGTTCTTGATAGGATAAAGGAGTCGGCGTTAGCTGATGATCCAAGCGCATTTGACGTGCTTCTGTTAAAGGATAGCGACCATCTCATGTACTCATTATCGGATGTTGATGTGGCTAATAAGCTGATCAAGAACGGTAGGTCATTGGAAAGACTATATACCAGATTGCAGAGGATGAGGTCAAGCCAAAGCCAGAGGATCGGTGAGAGTATCTCCCTTCTACGTGATATAGGCGAGAAGGTAAGACAAGCCGGGGGTGAGCTAAATAAGAATAACAACCTATTATCCACCAAGAGCGTCATAGCGACCGCCAAGGCTGAGGTGGAGTATTTGGTCACTGTCGCCAGTAGCCTACGTAAGAGCGGAAAAGGATTGGATTATGAGACGATACAGGTTATCGATAACGTATATGGGGAGATAGTTCCTCTGATCAGGAACCTTCGTGGATTCGTCAATAATCAGGCGGCTGATTATTATGGCAGCAATAAGGTTGGCATGGTAGAGGATATGGATGATATATTACATATGGCTGAGACATCCATGTCTGATATAAATGCTCTTCGAAGTGATCGTAATGAGGACTGGCTGGATGGACAGCTCAGGATGTTTAATATCCCGGAAAGATATTGGAATGGGATAAAGAAGTTGATAAACAACATCCATAAGGATATCAATGTCATGTCCCGGCTCTTTGGTACGCTGGAGCATAGTGGTAACGCTATTTTAGGTATGTTAGGGCAACGTCTAGCCAAGGCCCATAATGAAGCCCATACCGAGGGTATATCCAATATCAATAAGATGACTAGGATGATGAAAGAGCGTGGATGGGGGATAAAGGATAATGAGGATCTTATACAGAAGATAAATGGGAAGAACTCGGATTACCTTGACTCGTCCCGTGATTTCGCTAAATACGATTTGCTATACAGGACCGAGCAGGCTAAGGCTATTATCGATATATATGATCTTAAGAATGTTACGGGTAAGACCGAGAAACAGCTTATCGATCTTCTTCTATCCGATAGAGGCCTTAAGGTGAAGACCCGTGACGACATAGTAGGGTATGACGGGGATAAGCCTATCACTAAGGAGGTATATCATATATTCAAGCCTACCATCCAGAATTTCGATATCTCGGACATGACGTTCGAGGATCAGCAACGGTATCTGGATACGATAAATAAGTGGTTGGATGAGAACCGGGAGAAACCTATGGTGCAGGCTTATTACGATAAGATCGAGAAAGTCAATAAGAAGGTCGAGGAAAGACTGGGTCGTAGGGTATCGCAAGCTACGTCCGATTTCATGACCCGTATCCGCAGGAGCCGGTATGTGGCTATGGATAAGTTCGTGAGGAACGGGAAGGTCGATTGGAAGGCGTTTCAATCCGATCCTATAGCTTGGAGATCTTATCTGGATATTTTACGTGATAGGGCTATAGCCAAGAGCGAGTGGTATTCCGATGGGACACCAGAGGAAGAGGGATCCGAGGCTCTGATGATGTCCGAGGAGATCAAGGCATGGGACGAGGCGTGGGCCGAGGAGTTCGGGAATACCAACGAGGGTCGTAAGGCTTCCGCCGAGTTCAAGGAGATACTTCGTGGGATAGAGCGGTCCGAGGGCGGCAAGGCTGCGTTTGAGTTCCTGCTAGCTGGCGGTCATCTTGGCTTCTCCAAGGATATGTGGGGATCCGAGGAGGGTGATTATTACGAGAATCTGGTTGATAAGATCACGGAGCAATCTGTATCATCATCAAGGATAGAGAAGGTAGAGGAGGCGATGGCGACAATAAACGAGATCAATGACCAGCTAAGGCCCTTGCTTATCCAGTACCGGGATAGCACGAGATACGGGGAATATGATTTCGATAGGTTACGTGGATCCGCCTCATTAAGAAAGATAAACGAGTTATATGATCGTCTGGCTGAGGCTAAGAGCGTTATTAACGCCGCCGCTTCCGCTGAGGCTATTGAGATGGATATGCCTGATACGGTGGAGAGTGGAGTCACGGATTCTTACCGTAACGCTTTAAGGGATGCCATGGCATACGACAAGGGTATGGATGAGATTAAATTCGCCAAGGAACATATGTCTGCCCGCTCCCGGAGTCAGGTGGATAGGATGGCCGCCAAGTTATCTCGGGAAACCCCGTCATGGACGACCGTGGAGGTATCGTTTTTGAGAAGGAAATACGGTCCTGACTTCAATAATAAGCTAGCTAACGACATAGCGATGGGTAAGACTGATAAGATCCTTGTCGAGTACGCCAGAACCCGGTTGTATCCTTATATGAGGAAATATTCTCCCAAAGGGTATTCTGATTTCATCAGAAAGATAAATAACGGTATATATAAGGTATCCGAGTTCTTTGATGCCATAGAAAATGGTATATCCGAGAAAGAGAGCGTATCCCGTTTCGGGTTCGATATTAATATGATTGATCTGACGATCAACAACCAGTGGCTTGATGAGGCCGATGCCGAGAGTTCTTTCCGTAATCCTAATTATAATCCCGATCTGGGTTATGGGTATCATACGCCTAGGTTCGATAAGTACAAGAACGAGGCTTTTTTCAAGAAATACGGTATTACCAACGAAGGGGAGGAAGCTACGATCAATAAGGATAAGTGGGAGATGAGGAAGGAGCTGCTTAACATAAGCCGTAAGGCTATGGAGGATTATGATGAGCGATTCCGGAACATCTACCAAATACCACAGATATCCAAGGGCGGCGTGGAGAGGATGGTGCAGGCCGGGGTTGACCCGAAGGCGGCCATCGGCAACGCCGTACGTGATATCGTTGGCGAGAGGGTGGATGACCCTATACATGGTCAGGGGCAAGACCTAGGAGGGATTGATGAGAACGATAACAAATATCGTATGATCCCCAAATACTATCTTAGTAAGTTGGAGAACGCCGATGACGTGTCCCATGACTTCGCCTACTCCTATTCCATGTTATCCTTACAAGCGACCTCTTACAAGTATAAGAGGGCGGCCTTGGATGATGTCATGGGATACAGGAACATGATGCTGGAGACGCAATACGACGGCGGTAAGAACCCAGAGGCCACTCACGCCTATAGAATGTTTCAGGACTGGGTTAACGCCAGTATCTATGATGTTAGGATAAATAATAAGCGGGCAGAATGGAATATAGGTAATTATAAGGTCGATCTTAATAAGCTGGCTCTTATGTTTACCAAATTCGTATCCAAATCCAACTTAGGCTTCTCCCCATTCGTCGCGGCTACCGGCGCCCTTACCGGGCAGGCCAACTTCCTTTTGGAGGGTATGGTAGGGCAGTATATAAGCAAGGACTCCATGAAATACGCCTATGGGGAAGCCCAGAAGCAGTTGAGTACGTACGTGTCTGAGATCGGGGACATAAACCGTACCAACAAGCTATATGTCGTTGGAGAAGCTCTAGGCGTGTTTAATGTCCGCAACCGTGTACGATCGGCGGCGTATAACAAGATATGGAGAACCTTATTCCGGGACCTGCCGTTTAAGATGATGGAGGTTCTTAACTCCCCGTTGGATCCGCAGGTCATTATCTCGGTCATGGATGATACCCGCCTATACGAAGGTCAGTTCTGGTCATACTCCAATTTCAAGGAGATGATGATGAAGGACAGGAATATGTCCGCTAACGAGGCTAAACGCGATTGGGAGCGTTTAAGGGATTATTCTATGTGGAACATGGTAGATGTCAAGGACGGAAAGATCGTGGCTAAGAACGAGGCTAACAAGGATATTATAGACCGATATATACCCACCTTGTCCAGTAGGGTCAGGAGCATGGTGCAGATCTGTGACGGCGCCTTGAACGAGCAGAACCGGGTGGGGGCTAGCCGGAACGCTATTCTTAACATGGTCCTGCCTCATCGTGGATGGTTTATATTGGCCGTACAGCGGGCGTATAAGAAAGCCGGTTTCAATTTCCAAACCAACCAGTTTGAGGAAGGATATATGAGAACGTTATGGAGACTGGCCGGTAATGTCTATGGATCGATGTCCGAGGGCAGGATGGGAGAGGCATATGACGTGCTTAAGGAAGAGTATGATAAGCTTACCCCCTACGAGCAGATCAATATCAAGAGATCGATTATCAACATGGCGGTATTCGCTACGATGATGGCCATAGGACGGGCATTGATGGGATATAGGGAGGATAATGAGGATAGCTGGTTCGGGCAGTTCATTACCTACATCGGGTTCAGGACGATCAATGAGATCGCCTCCCAGACATCCCCGTTCATGGAGCTTAACGCCATAGACATGCTACAGGATCCGCTGGTCACCGCCCGGAAGTTAGGCGACCTCACCGATCCTCGAAACTGGGACCCGTTCGCTACCGTCCAGACCGGCGTATATAAGGGCGAGAGCAAACTATGGAGGCAGCTCATGAAGTTCTCGTTTGGTAAGCAATGGTATAATATCAAGACGGCTAGGGATATTAAACAGACATCCGACTACTGGTTGATGACCAACGGCATGACGATGGGATTCTTCTTAGGAGGCAGGAATAAGGATGAGTCTGGGGAGGACGCTAATTGGTACTTTGACAGGGGAAGATAACTGCTGATATAGCGTGATGAAAAAAATAGCCAGTAGATTGCTTAAAACAATCATATTGGCTATTTTTGTATTCCCATCTATCCATCCCGGACGGATGGGAATAGGTAATTATTTTATGAATACAAATGTAGATCTTTTTCATGATTCCACGAAGAACAGTAGTGAAATTTTGACGTCCGAATCCAACGAAACAGGGTCTTTGAAAATTATCATGCCTGATAAATTGAATCAGTTGACAGCTCGATCGTCCTACATATGTCATATAGACGATTTCGTTAAAGGGAATAAAGATTATTATGGATTTGATATACAATCTGATAGCGAAATGGAATATGATTATGAACTAATCATAAACAAAATAAAACATATCAATAACAATACTGGTAAACATGAATATATATCAATATTTAATAATTTCCCTGTATTAGGTTTTATGTTATGTCAGATAGCTAATTTAAATGACCTTAGGATTCTTGGTGGATACAGATATAGCATAAGATTGAAAAATATATCAGAAAGGGATATTGTTATAGACTATATAAATAGTATTTTTATAACATATGATAATATATGTATCTATAAAGTTGATAATATTGATGTTAGACGTGATATCCCTCGTGAATTTATCGATGATTTAAACGCTCTTTACAAAACTATTATTGATAACATTTTTGGATATAGATTTTCTATAAGAGTGGTGACTGGATATGATAATTGTATAGTAGACAATATTGAGGTGTTTGTCCCAGTCAAGTCAAATATGGATATATCAAATAGTGTATCAAATATGTTTAGAAAATTTCTAAATGCTAAAAGAATTGATTTTTTTTTAATTTAATATCTGTTTTTGAATATTTTAACGATATTAATAATTTGAGCATAGGACATCTGATAACTAAGATATATAAAGATTTTATCTATTTATATGATATGTCATTTGATATATTAGATAACAAGATAGTATATACATATTTAGGATCAGGTAATATTGATGGTTATATTAAGATAGGTAAAACCAATAATATTGACAAAAGGGAAAATACGATAAGAACCGGGAATATAGATTTTAAGATAATAGCCTTTGTTGGCAGAGATATAGAAAATGAATTGCATAGCAAATTTGAGATAAAAAGGATGGAAAGAGAATGGTTTCATTTATCTGATAATGATATAGACAATATAATCAACGAGTATGGTTTTATTAGGGTAAGGAACAGTGTTAAAGATAAAAAGATATAGTTATATCATTGATACTTAATGTAATCCAAAAATGGATTTACATAATAATAGAAGGATAGGATATCATCACCCTATCCTTCTTATTTTCGTTATCAGTCTTTATATTTATACACAAAATCATCCACATCCATATACTCACACCCGAAGTTTTCCGCCGTCTTCTTGTCGGAGTCGGAGAACTGCCCTTCTTTTCCGGAAGCGTCCCCGATCATCATGATAGTATCGTATATGATCTTATTTCCCTCATCTACATTATCATTTATGAATTTGATATAATCCATATACTGGTCTATCATCCCCGTATTTGGTTTCCTATTGATGTTATCTTTATCATTGTTGTCGCAATAAAAGTTGTATACGGATATATTGGTATAATCCTCCAATGCGCTTGATATATAATCGAATTTATATTCAAACATCTCTTTGTCTACGAAGCCTTTTTCTATACCTCCCTGATTTGATATGATTAGTATATCATCAGGAGTGTAATTTTTGATAGCCTCAAATACGTAGAGTTTGATTTTCATATCCCATATACCTTTAGGGAATGTATCTCCTGACAATGTTTCAATCAGTGTCCCGTCTAAATCTGTTATTAACAATTTACACTTTTTCATGATTCAAAATTTAAATGATATATAATTACCTTAGCTTATTTATATACTACTCGTCCCATTGCTCCTAATAGCTCTTTATCATCCTGCTCCTTTACCTCTACATAATAATATCCCTTGAAACAAAATTTCTTTTGATCGGGATCTGACAAGAACTTTTTATATTCCTCGAATCCTTCATCTGAAAGATGATAAGCCTTTCTTTTTTGCTGAAGTAATTCATCTGATTCTAATATCTGTTTTTTAGTAGCCATAATAACGTCATTTTTTTATTTTACGATTTTTAGACGATGAGGTATTCTACCTACTCCACAAAGTTCCCCATTTTCTGATTTGACAATTTTTACTCCATCAATAGAATGATAGATGTTTTTTGTAGGATCATTCAAAAATTCTTTAAAACTTTCCAGTTCTTCATCTAATAAGAAAAATTCTTTCTTGCAAAGTTCAATGTCCATATAATGATTTTTTAAGGTTGTTATATATCTTGTAATAAATACTCTTCTATTTTCTTAGCCATATCAATAAGCATCTCACATCTAAGGTCGTTAAGATCCTTACAAAACCTCATTTCCTCCTCATGCTTTTCCTCCGGCGATCCGTTATCACTTACGCTGTAGCATGGTGATGAGTGTATCGGTATGGGCTTCATGGCATCTATGGCTAATTTGATAGCCTTTTCTTTGATATCGCTCATACTATTTTCTTTTTGTTCCCAGATCATGCCGCTATGAAGGCAATTAGGACCATCAGCATGATTTATTAAACAAATCCCTTTGTCGTAAAAACAACATCCCGTACAACTCTCTTCTTCTATCTCAGGGATAGCTATGTATTCTTTCCCTTTATATATTTTAACTTCTCCTTTTCTTATCTTATTCATCTTATTAGATTTTTATATCCTACATGTTTCAACTGCTCTTCGGTAGCTTTCTTCTTCGGGAACTTCCCGTGCCATTTTCCGGGCACCACGACATCACGGCCGTCTGGGGAGGTAGTAAGCCTCCCGCATTCGCTGCACAGCCCCATGCCCTTGTACGGCTGTAGTTCCTTGGCATACTCGAATTTGTCCACCATATACTCGTTTGTCAACATCCAGTAACTAGACGTGGCGGTATTGTCTACACAACCGCATTTAGCGCATGCAAACAGGCTCATAGTAAGTTCTTTTTTGCTTCATTAAACAACCATTCTACCAGATTCTCAAATTCTCCATCAGGCATATCTATTATGTCTTTTATCTGCACTTGTATTCTTTCTTTTGCTAAAGAATAGCAATTACTATTGACAGAGTAACGAACTACAGTGCCGTTTACGAAAATAAAATCATCTGGTTTTAAATCAGTCGTATAGCCATTTTTAGAAAACATAGGGATATGATGTATATCATCTATTCTTGTTATAAAAGAATCATTATATTTGGCATATTTTCCAACAATCCATTTATACTTCTCCTTTAGGTCAACTTGTATCTTGCTCATTTCTTCTTTTAACTGTTTTTCCAGTTCTTCAATCTTATTCATATCCTATCTATTTTAATGTTATTGTTATTAAATCTGTTTATCATCTCATCAAAGAATTGACGGTCTATCTCCACAAGCAGGAAGCCCCCCCCTCTCCTCGCCGCAAGGGAAAGGGTAACGGCTACCGCCCCGTCCGGCACAGTGTTCATTGGATTGCCTTCCACGCCATATTCCCATTAAACATCCTCATCTTTCTTTTCATCATCAATCCTCTCCACTTTAATCGTCCCCATATCACCTGAAGGTAACGTAATATCGCTATACACGTTATTCCAGTTCTCGTCAATAGCTAGCTGATGCAGTATAGATCTATATATCTGGTAGGTATTTCCGATAAGTCTCTTTCTATTGATCATATCTTTACTACCTCCATCATACCCTATATGTTCATAGTCTTCGAGATCCGGGAACAACCTTCTTCTTATCGCTCGTGAGTTATTGATTATAAAGCTTCTTATCCCCAGCGTTTCCGTTCTATCCATATCATTTATCAAAGTTTCCGTGGTATGCTGAAGATCCATGTCTCCGGCTGCGTATCTGCTTATGTCCTCCACGCACCGGGATATCAGCATCAGTTGTTCCCTTGTCAACGTTATTTTATAAAGTTGTTTATTATCCATGATTATCTGATATCAATTTTTCTTTTATATGTTTAGACATATCAATTATTTCATCTTTTATATTGCAGTCATCTTTTAATAATGAACCAAATATACATGATATGGCACCCTTTAGGCCTAGCGCTATCCCTATCTCCAATATTTTTTTATCGGTATTAGAGATTTCTATAGGTTCATATAATATTGATGATATGTTGTTAACGACGTATATTATATCATCTTCATTCATTGATGTAGATTTATCGACAATAGCTATAAAATCTTTTATAGCCACAATATAAGCTATTTTTATTTCTTTTATCGTATCATCGCTTAGATGTCTATCTCTTATATGCCTTTCAACATACTTGTTTGCTAGATTCTCTATTTTGTCCATTTGTGCTATCAATTATTTAGTTAATAATAGATCATAGTCCTCTTCGTCTATACTCCCATTATTGTTGACATATATAATGAAATCATTTAAAAGCACGGCCTTATCCTTGGATAAGGCTTTTATAATAAACTCTCCATCATCTTTCAACATCACATGCACAGTATCCCAGATAACATATTTTTGACATTCTCTCTCAATCCTTTTGGTTATATTGAGCATCTTCTCGTATGCTTCTTTATGCCTTTTGATCATTTTGTCTAGCTCAGTCGTATCATTTTCCCGTATAACCGTGAATATATACTCCTTGTTACAATTCCAACATTTTATTAGTCTTTCTGATCCACACTTCTTGTCCTTGTAGAAGAAGCATCCCCTACATGGCTCCTCATGGTCGTAGCTTAATACTACAAGCAGCTCCATGCCGTTCTTGTATATCACGTCTCCTTGTTTCATCTTGTCTATTTTATTAATCTCATTATCAATATAGCAAAGTTGGATATTATCCATACTACAGATATCCAGAATGTTATACTTAACATAAATCCTATATTCTTAGGTATAGGATCTATTCTTCTGAATGTTAAGATCATGTATATAAATGTCTTTATGTTCACAATTTACGATATTTTTCTATATAGTTAACTATTAAATATTTAACTCCTTTTGGGACATCTACCAGTTTGAGATTGCCCTGGAATATGTCCTTGCCGTACTCATCCATAATCTCCCCGAATGAAGGATTCATGACTCTTGTTGACATAGATATCGGTTGATCAGTGTCAAATTTGATAACGATCTTCTTTCCGCCGTTTATCGCCTTTTTAAAAGCCACGTAAAGCTTTCGGCCTTTTATTATATCACAATTTCCTTTCAGGATATTAGACATATGTATGACATGCTCTTTCTTCGCATCTCCGGGGTTGTCCATAAGCTTAAGATCTCCTCCGGTATCTCTCCATTTCCTGAAGCACGGGAAACATAGACCGTGATTTGCCTTGGCGTATCTAGGTATCATCCTGCTGCTGCCGGCTGGGATCGTATCGCCACAGCAGATACACGTCCTATCCTTGTTGGTGCGCATCGGCACATAGCTCTTTATCGGGTATTCTTTTCTTTTATACATCTTCTTCTGTTTTCAAAATTATCATCACCATACTCATAATTAGGACAAGCTTTGTTGCTTGGACGCCTTACGTATGTTGTTTGTTCCCTATTATGTTTCCTGTTAGGGTTTATATAATGGTCACACACCTGCCAAATAGAACAACATACCTCGCCATATCTTTTCGCCCATTCATTATCATGCAGATGTACGCATGTGCCGCAAGTCGGGTTCTTGAGCTTATCCCTGTTGTTATCTATAATATCTTTAATCTTATCGAGAATAACATACATATTCTCAATATCCATATCATTAAATTCATTTGGTACCGGGAGATACATTATTGAGCTTATATCTATATCTATTCCCTTTGACTTGTCGTAAGCCGATTTGTATTTCCTTGCCATCAAATCTTTTAACTGATTTACCTTCTTCTCATATGTTCCCATGTCTCATTCGGTTTTCCATCCCTGTTTCCTTAATAAATCCACCATCATCCCTTTTATCTTAGGGCTAATGGCTTCGGTAAGTATATCAGCGGCCAAGTTAATAGAGAAGCTTGTCATTCTAGATTCTCCTATATACTTCTCGCTGGTAACTTCTTTCACATAGTCGTGAATATCCTTGATCATCTCGTTCTGAAATCTCAGGAGATCCAGTATCTCATTAATCTTATCATTCATCTTTTTTCTCGAATATACCTGACAATAACCAGACAATCACTATCAGGAAGAAAAACAACCCAAGCGCCTCATCCGGATAGTCGTGCATCGCCTCAAGAATATCTCTCATAACCTTACATCCATTTTACTGATTATACGGTAGAAGATATCCCTAGTCAGCTCAATATCGTAAGTAGCGTCATGAAGCTTATTCTCGTCGATCTCAATACCCATAGTTCTGGCTACGGTCATCAACTTAAAGTTCTCCATATCGTTTCTTACACCCATCAGGAACGGTGTCACCATAACATATACATCCATACAGTTAGGATAGAACCATGATCCGAAATACTTATTCCCACATTGGGTAAATAAAGCCCGTAGGAAGTTGTTGTCGAATCCGGCGTTGTTATACCCCACCAAATACATTTTATCCCTCTTGTCGAACTTATTCACGTATTTGGATAATATACCAACTAACTGCCTGTACCCTTCTTCCATAGGCTGATACGACTGCACTTGCTCCAAGGTAACACCGGCCACATCCAGCGCCTCTTGCTCTATCGTGGCGGCAGGGTTCGGGGCTAGGCGGATGTCGAACCTCTCAGTCTCCTGCCCGTCGATATCCACGATCCCTCCTATTTGGTGTATTCCGTTTCTCCAGAACTTAACCCCGGTTGTCTCTAAATCGAAAAATAGCAATTTGCTCATATCTATTGATTTTTTAAATGTCCCTTAATCTTCTCCAATGCCTTATAAGACAGATAGCTGTCTATAGTATTATCGCTATCTATTTCCAGCAACTCATTAAACAAGTCTTTAGCCAATGCTTTCCACTGCTCTCCCCAATCACGGAGATTCTCGACCTTTGACCGTATATCCTCGAAATAAGAATCTACGTCTGATTTGATTGATTTTGAATAATATTTAACATCCTCCTCGTCCCCATCCATAATATAATCACATTGTGTCCTGATATCTTTTATATGACTGTCTATATCACTGCACATATAATCAACAGGTTTACGTATATTGAATATAGCTTCTGACGTAAGACCGGTTATATCTTGTATGTCTTTTAAATTACCCATGATTTAATCAATTAAATATAAACCATCCACTTACAACTCCCATCGCAAAAATAAACAAAACCACAAGTGAGAACAGCGTCCAATCTTTTGTATTTAGTTTATTGCTCTCCTTCTTTGCTTTTATTTTTTCAAGAATATTCTTGTCAACATTGAAATCGAAATCAAATGTCGTATTATTAGCTATCTTCACATCAATGCCTTTGTTATTAATAAATATCTGTCTCTTAACACTCATATCCCTAATATTTCTGCTACATAAACAAATCCATAACATATATAATTATCAGCGTCATGCTCCCCATAATCAACATGCCAAATAACAGCGCATGGGAAATAGAGTGGCATATCCTCAGCCATAGGCTCCTCTCTAAAGTCATCAATGTTTATCTTCTCCCTCCACCTCCACAGGTCTTGGATATCGTTCAAAATTAATTTCTCCATAACTATGACGGATATTAGATGTTAGTAATTCTATAGCCAAGCTGATCATGGCTCCCGCTTCCGTAAGTTTATTCATTTGGGCGTACACCCTGTGCTCTGCGCTACGATAAGTCTCCCTGCTGCTTATGGTATCTAGCAAATCATCTATAGCGTTTCTAAGAAGATTGGTTATTCCTCTTTCTCCCATACCCTTGAAATAATAAATATCACGACCAACGTAAAACATGTCCTGACATCTTTTAGCTACGTACTCTATTCCGGATAGATGGTATTTCTCGTTGTCTATCTCCACCTCTCCTTTTTCTATAGCCCTCAACAACTTCCAATCTATCGTTACATAAGTTTGACGATTTTTTACCTTTACATAGGTATATCCGCCATAATGAGAACCCAGCGTCCTCATCGTTAGCTCATTGACTTTTTGTTTGTTTTCATCCATAATAATCAGGTTTTTAATGTTGATACAAAAATACGATTTAAACAAAAATAAAAGCATGAATAATATTAAAATAATATTAATCATGCTTAAATATAAATATATTCCTTCTAGTTCTCACGGATATACGTATTCGTACTCATCTGGAGGAGATGTCTTATATTCAACATCGCACTCCATATTGGTGTAATAGTTATCCCCTTTTCTGTATACTAACGCTACCCAACAGTCATATTTTTTGCTGTATCCTATAAGAGGGACATTAGCCATAGGCGGATTATCCTCTGTTTTGTATCTTATTCTTGTTACTTGTTTCATATTTTCATGGATATAAATATTCATATTCTTCCGGTGGATATGTTTCAAATTCAGCATCATACTTCATGTAGGTGTAGTACTTATCCCCTCTCCTGTACATTACTTCCCACGGACAGCTATATTTTTTGTTGTATCCTAAAAGAGGAACCCCTTCTATAGGAGGCTTATCTTTCGTTTTGTACCTTAATTTTGTTATTTGCTTTATGCTCATATAATCTTATGTTTAAGTAATTCCATCATCATCGAAAACAATGTGTCTACAAGAAGTTTCTCGCTACTCCAATATATAGGGATCTCATCTATATCTCTATACGTTACAGACCATGCATGTTCTAGCTTATAACATTCGAATGTACAACCCTCTATCTCATATGGGAGTAAATTCAGTAACGTCCCTACATCCCAAACAGGGTTGGATATGTCTGGGGTAACGGCCTCGATCAGTCCTATACGACCAGCGTCATCCTCCATAGAATGTAATTGATCCAGATACTTGTCTCTGAAACCGATGGCGGTGGAGATAGGGAGGCCGGCCTCAACCAGCACCCTCCCCTGTTCTTTTGTGGTGAATATCCTTTCTTTCATCTAACCTTTGATCTTTTTTTCTACAGTAACAATCGTATCATTATGCCATCCCCCATGAGCCACGAGAAGAATCTCCTGCTGCTCGAAGCCAAGCCCGGTCCCTATACCGCCGGAGTTCCACGCGCAGGTAATGACCACCCCTCCTTTCTTGGTGATCCTAGCTATCTCCTTCTTCTGCTTAGCCCAATAACTAGATTGCGTTGTTTGCATATTAACAGCACCTCCAAGTCTTTTATACGATTCAGATACCTGTCTCGCAGAATATGGTGGATCATATAGTACCATATCAGCTATATTATCATCAAGATGACACAAGAAGTTCGTGGCGTCTTTATGATACATAGCTTTAGTCTCAGGGTCAAGATCGTTGGTGATCGTCCCTATATCGCTGTTTCTGGCGAACGGATCCACTATAACCATCCCCTCTTCTCGATATTTGTCTATAAGTTCCCTTATCGGTCTTATGCTGAATGTCTCTTTATTCGGCATTGACCATTTTTTAGTAATTATCATGATCTATGAAGTTTATCCCATTCTTCTTTATCTACTCTTTTACCTTGTATATAAAACAACTGTATTGACCCATCATGAGTGTAAATTGCTTTAGACTTATCATTTTTTAATCTATCGAAAACATTACCAAACCTCTGTGATAATTTCATAGATTGATATTTTTCAAGAAAGTTATATTCTTGATCTTATAAATTTAATTCCTGTTTAATCATTTCCCTGCTTTTGCTCATACCAAATTTGATTGTTTATTTCCTTTTTGAAATTTAATTTCATAATACTTCTAGATATAGGATCACATATATCCTCCCACCAATTCTTGTGTCCTTTTGGTGGATGTATATCCTTTTCCCATAAAGATCCCTTAACTGTCTTGATTCTTACGTATGGTCTCATTTTTCTCGTGTTTACCTTCACATGTCATATCAGTATCCGTTTTTGATGACCCGAACATAAGATCATCAGTAATCTTGCGAAATTCCTTTACAATATCATTTATCTGCTTACGTTCGATGCTTCTTAGCAAATGGGCTATCACATCCACTGTCCATCCGTTACCCGCTAAAGACATGGCCGTATTCGGGGCTATCCCGTCAAGGTAATCATCCGGCAATGTCTGTAGCCTACACATCTCCATCGGGGTCAGGTATCTGAATTTGTCTTTTATGTCAAAGGCGTTAGGATATCTTCCGGGAGGTAACGATGAGATTACGTTATCTTTCATAACCGTTGTCAGGCAATTACTTTTCTTGATGGGAGTGGTATTCTTATCTTTTCTTATCTCCAGACATTGCGTTATTTTTATGCCCATGTCACAATCCTTTCGATACCCGTCATCTCCTATCCTTCTACCGACAATGGTCCCTATATATCTCCCTCTTATGGCTCCCGGATTCCAACTCTTGTCATGCTCTAGAATATCATCCAATGATATATGCTTGTCTTTCGGCATTTCTACCGGCCAATTACACCAATAAAGGCGATGCCGGGTCTGTGCCGAGACCAAGGCACTATCGATCTCCACCGGCTCCACGCCAAGCTCCTCGGTGATCACCCAGCGGTGCTCGTCCCGCATCCGGACGTTCTCGCCCAAGAACAGGACCTTACCTTTGGTTCCCTTTCTTAAATGCTTTACGATGTCCGAGAAGCAAAAGAAAAGCCTTCCACGAGCGTCCATGAATCCCTTACCCTTACCTGAGCTAGAGAAGCTCTGGCAACAGAACCCTCCCATGACCAGATCTATGTCTTTCCAAGGGATATCCCATGTTCTCCAGTTATTAACATCCCCTAATTGAATAATATTAGGAAAATGTTTTTGACTTACCTTTATACATGTCTTGTCTATCTCCGAGGCGTAGTAAGTCTCGATAGGTATGCCGGCTCTTTGTAATGCTAGATACCCACATGATATCCCGTCAAATAATGATAATACCTTCATATTGTCTATTGTTTATCTATACAATTCTATAGCAATTGTATTATCAAAATGATCTTTGGCTATATCTTCCCCTTTTTTTATAGACATATCAAATAAAGAGGCAGGGCATGATGTTATATAATCATTCGTATTTATAACAACCCTTATTTCCTTACTCTTATCCTTGACAAGCATCAATTCGTCTATCAAATCTTGTACTGTCATATTTTTCTCCGCTTTCATAAATTCCATTTTTATTTACTTTCATGGCCAAAAATATCCTTTTCGGCTATACGTAATATACATTTGTGTATCCCCGGCAAGACCTTAACCAATTTTATACCAAAATTTTCTCCCCTTTTAACAAAAGTCCATTTACCGTATATGACCCCATGTATCATATGTTGTATTATCTCCTTGCTATCTGTCAAAAATACTTGATAATAGATACTGTTGACATAATTGAAATCCTTCCCATGATCATCTGCCGGTCTTAATATCATTACGGCGGAGGAGCATCCATGGACGAACCCGTATATCTCAAGGCATTCGTCAAACTCATAATTATCACGTTCTTCATCATGAACATCCTTAACCCATTTACATGGTCTCCCGTCCATAAACGGGATCTTTAACTGTTTCTTTGCCATAATTGTTTTAATTATTAAATAATTCATATCTACCCTTCATCACCTATATTGCTTCTTTCTTAGCGTCATACATTGCTTTAAATCTGTTTCTTTATGACAATTTGGTTCCCGTATTGAGGTATAATGCATAAACCTTCATTCAATCCATTTATTTCCAGTCCCCCAAAATTATTTAGATTGATAATAAACTCATTACCAACCCAATCAAAAACTCGTATGCCATTTTTAACTTCTATTTCATCGTCACCGCAGCGATGATTAATAATATGCACTTTCATTACCTTCGTCCCTGTTGTTCTATATTTGTAACTCTCAATTTATCATATTCCTCTGAAAGAATCCCATGATCAAACAATTTGTTAGCGTCTATCTTAAGACTTCTATAATTGTCAGTTATATTGATATCACTCCACAAGTTCAATTTTCCCTTATCATCCAATTGCATATGGATAAAACCTTTTGTCACCTTCTTTCCGGCTTTAAGAGCCTCTACGTCTTTATCGGTAATCTTTTTCATGCTTTCGATATTTTATCATTATAGTTAAATTCATCTTTCATCCTGATCTTTATGCCTCCATATGATAATTCCTTATGAGCTGTGACAAAATAATCAACCGCATCTTCATCTAATAAACTATGCGGACACCTTTCCCATACAGGGTCTTGATCTAGATGATCCCATGTGGCTACAAGTAACCTATTCTTGTCATCATCAATAGCTATTTTGTATGTCCCTGTAGTAGCCTTACGTTTAATGATCGCTCCATTTAACATCTGTTTCTTAGCCCAGCTCCATGAGCCTCTCAACCCAAATGTTCTTATAACCCAGTTATTTATCTTCTTCATTTCAAATTATTTGTTAAAAGTGTAATATAAATATAAATACATAAATTGAATAGGGCTATTCACCATGCCCTTATCAGTAGGATCATCGTATTTGTCAAGCCAAAGACGAAGCGCCTCCCAATCGATATCCTTACGGTCACATACCATGCAGGCTAGGTTAGCCCCGAACAGTTCCCCGTCGCCGCCCAGCGACTTGTTAAACCTCTTGGCTAGTCTTTCCTTGAATCCCTTATCATACCATATCCCGGAAGTAGCGGCATAGCAATAATAAGCGTTGTACTTCATTTTCACGCCCATCCTATCAAATAAAGACGTATGCCATATCCGATCCAGAAAGAACACTATTCCACGATATATGAAAGTCCGGAGATTCTTCCTGTATTTCTTCCCTAAGAAGCTATCCACGCAAGATATAGTCCCGCCTGAATAGTACCAGTTATTGGCACCTCTCTTGACCTTATCCGTCATCTTGAACTTATTCTTTCTATCCTCTACCCTATCCCAAGGCTTTAATTTATCCTCATTAAATGTCGGGCAATAATGATAGTAATGATTGATCCATGACAGATATGGGTTGTATATCGTGTATCCATTATCGCTGACATATGAGTTCATATCATACCCAAGTTCCTTGGCTAGAATAGATCCCTCATCAGCTAATACCTTTAATATCGGATTTAAGTTCCATATCTGATCTTGGCTAACAAACATCGAATAGCATGGGTCTTCATCCTCTCCATACCATCCACCCATCCCGCTCACTATTTTATCCAAATCAAGTGAATAATCTTTCCCGGATGAAAAGTCATCTCTAAGAAAAAATCCTCTATATGGGATCATATCATATATACCCGGTTGATCCTCAAACATATGTTTAGCGTTCTCGGTCAATCTAATCAATGTTTGTAAGACAGAAGATATATCTATGGGTGCATATTCACACCTATAGACCTTATTATTTATCCAAAGATATTGAAGAAGCTCGGCTATATTAATAGTCCCGTCCTCTACATATCCTGTCTTGTTATCGAAGTTTATTTTGGCTAGAGGTATATTACTCCCTTGTGGTTGGTCACTTTTTTCATTACAACAATGCACGAACCTGCCAAAGAATATATCCTTCCAGCCAAAATATTTATCCCTTATCGTCATAAGCCTATTTCTTGTCGTATAATGACATGACGTTAATAAGATCAGCTTTTCTGACCATCCCCTCAAGTTTATTAAAGCCATCCATGTTATCACCGCTGACGATGATAGTAGGATATACCTCTATACCGTAATTGGATATTTCCTCCTCCGTGGCTTTGTTCTCCGGGATCTGGTTTAACGTGACCTCACCCTCATACTCCTGTAATGTGTTGGCGATAATATATCGCATGTAGTCGCTGTATTCAGCGTCTTTCTTCGTGAAAAAATCAATTCTTACCATCTCAAATAGTTATTAATCTGTTAATAATCAAATCAGCGGTAAATATAGCATTATCTACCTCATCTATACTCATCTTTCTCCCATCGAAATTGTTAGATAATAAATCCTTAACAATCTGATATCTACGCTGCTCCCAATTTACGTCTACATCAAAATTCAGATTCTTTACATAATCATAATTTAATTCATTATAACTGTAACTGAGATACTTAACTATCGGGAATAGGCTATCATCAATAGTTCGCTTGATTACATTAACGTATTTACCTGTTCTTTTGTCGACAGCTCTTAATCTCTCATCTACTACTCTTTCTCCTGACTCTTCCATTCTATTAACCCTTTGTTATGTTTATCGTAATATAATAACGCTATAGCATTCCAGCATACGGCGGATAGATGCATGAATCCCTCCTTATCATATCTCTCCCCTTTCGTATAAGCGACTAAGTGCCTCATGAGTGCACCTAGATAACGATTAAATCCATCAGGTATATCTTGCCATGAGTTATCGGCGTACTTCTTGGCTCCTTCCGTATATACCCTCACGATGTCCTCTATCTCAGCCAAAGGAAGGAGATCCCACCGGAGTTTACCGTCGGCCCGGTCGTCCTTCCCCGTCCCGTCCTTGCCTGGCAGCCCACCTCCTTTATTGGCGTCCTCATTCCCATCTGGCTGGATGATCTCCTCCGATAAGGCCTTATTGCTATTCATTACTATCTCCTCCGCCTCATCCTTGTCTATAAGCCGTTCCCTTATAGCTATATGTAGCGGCAATACCTCATCCTCTCCAGCCCACATGAAACCATATCCCTTTGGATATAACGTTGATAATTTCATCGTACCTGTATTATCCGCCGTTCTTTCAACCTCCCAGATCTCACCCTCGCAAAAGACCTTGTCAAATTTATTAAATTCGTATTTCATATCCTTTCCCCTCCCTCTTGGTGTATTCTTATTGCTACATCATCATCAAGTGAGGATAATGCTTTAATATGTAATAATATATCTCGTTCATCGTTCTTATTTTTCCCTGCAATACATGATAGAGTATTACCATTCATTTCTATTGTAGCCCATCCTTTTATGACAGGTTCGTGCCTCTTCAGCTTAGCGGCATCTTCTCTCGTTATCCAATATTCTTCAAAGATTATGTCTGGATACATAGCTTTTATTTCCTCCCCGGTTTTATACCACGTTGCCATATCTCATGTTTTTAATTAATAAAACTCGCTTAAATCCCTGCATTCTGGTGTCTCTCCTGTCATAGAGTAAAGCTCACCAGATGATAGATACACACAATTCGTGGCCTTTCCGTCCCTTCGCTCGCTTTGCTTCGTAATCCCACAAATAGCGCAGCGTTGAATCCCCGGACCTGCCTTTACCCACGAGTGCCGTACGCTCCTCTTCCTTGTCCTGTTGGTGTCGTCAAGTTTTCTCATGATCAATCCTCCAAGGCCGTTACAATTTTATCTTTCCCGATAATAGCCTCATTCCCGCTCCTTACATCAAAGCATCTCTCACCCTCTGCCTCCTTGAAATAAAGAACGCCATTGTACTCGAATAAACCGAAGCCGTAATCGTCTAGCTTCATTTTGCTAAGTTTTTTGAACTTATATACGTTTTCCATATTCTCCATATTTTTAATATTTCCTTCATTCATATAAAATATTGATGCAGATATTGATATTATTCCTATAGCTATCATAATTAATCCTCCGTGGAACATACCTCCATGTAAATCATCCCAGCCTTTCACCATTACAGCTATGGATAACATAATCACTGCCATACTAAGCAAGACCCATATCATATCACATTTTCTTTGTCTTTAGGAACTCCATCATATCCTCTGCGCTAAGCTGGAAGCCTGCCGCCGCCTTATGACCGCCGCCACCGGGATAGGCCTTACGTGCCAGCGCCGATACATTCAACTCCTCTTTGGTGGTATAGAACGAGCATCTAAAGAATCTCCCATTCCAGCAGAACGGCATCATCAGATCATGTTTCTTTGGATTGTATTTAGCCTCGAATGTAGCGCTGTTGAACTCCGTCGTATTCATACATATGGCCTTATACCCAAACACGTCAGCCTCGAATGAGAACATATCCATCTCGCCCCTGTTTTTCTCAACGATATACTCCAGTATCGCCTCTCCGTTCCTTATCATGTCATATATGAAGTCATGATCGCCGTCCATGACCTTTACCGCCATATCCACGTCAAGACCACAATATCCTCTCATCCCGTATTGGAATGCCATGACATCACTCCACTCGAACCGGTCGTGATCCCATACATCATAAGCACTCAATAATTCTACCACATCAGGGGTCTCGATATCATCGAAAAGATATTCCCACGTAAGCTCACAAGCCGCCGTTCCGATACGTCTTTTGCCTTTGACATTATAGTCCTTCACAGCTTCTATCGCCGTCTTATGGTGGTCTATCCATGTGACATCTATCCCCTTGTCTTCCCATTCGTCGAATAAGAATCTCGTTCTATCGCCAAATGATACGTCAACTACAAATACCTTATCATATTTATTCACGTCAGGTATTTCCTTGCCGTAATTGTAAGGAAGAAGATCAATGCCCCCTTTGAAATACTTTTTTACTATAGCCGCTGACATTACTCCGTCAAGATCAGCCTCATGATATATACACCCAATCATAATAATTTTTTTATTTGTTTCAATTCATATTCTATCACATTGATACGACCCATGATAATATCTTTATCATCGTCATTATCATGATCACCATCTTCCTTCTTAGATAAGATATTATCTATTTGGGCTGACGCTAATACCATCATCATGCAATGATTTGATTTAATTTTTTGTGATATATGTACGCCATTTATAGCGATTTGGACACAAATATCTTTTATCTCATCTATACTCATATTCATAATCTATTGTTTTTAATTAAAAAATCTATGTATTCTTTCATCTCCCTGTTTCGATCATTACTCCAGTCAAAGGTCTCGTTTATGAATTTGAAATACGATACTGGAATCGAATGAAACATCCATCCACAATACTTGCCGAATGTCATCACCGTAGAGCCAAGGGGATGATCCGGTCTCCCGGGAACAGGGGCGGCGGTTACGCCCTGCGCCAGCCCCCTCCTACGATCTTTCTTGGCGGCTTTGATATCCAGATCTGTTTTCGTTACCTTATCCCCCATCGGGATATTGGTAATTAGTTTATCGCCGATAAACATCCCCCATCCATATCCTTTGTAGTTCTCTATACTAAGTTTCCTTATATCACCGAACCTTGACGAGTTGTTACAACAATCAACGACCAATGCGCTATCCTTACCGTCCTTTATCCTAACCGCCCTGCCAAGCCACTGATAAAACGATGAGAATGAGAATGTCGGTCTTCCTACTATCACGCAGTCCAGTCCTGGGTGATCGAATCCGGTTCCGAGGGCGGAATAGTTGAACACTACCCTCGTCCCACCTGACTTGAATCTCTCGACTATAGCCTCCCGCTGCTTCTTTGGCGTGCCTCCGTGAACTACCTCCGCCATGCCAGCGCATATCTTTGCGTTCATCCATTCGGCGGCGGTATTGCAGCTCTCAACAGAATCCATAAACACCAGTATAGATCTGCATACGTCTTTTAATACCATCAACCGACGTAAAATAAGGTTGTTTAAGCCATTTTTTCTCACCGCCTCACTAATAGACCCAGCCGTATATTCGGAGCCGTTAGAATTGAGTTTAAGGGCATCTCCATTGAAATCCCATGTCTCATATTTAAGAGGTGTCCAAAATCCTTGCCTTATCATCTCCTCCACCTGTATGACATGGATTAGGTTCTTGAAATATACCGGTCTCATTCTGGTTATGAAGTTAAGTTGAGAATATGATACTTGTCCTATCGACATAGTTTTAAGTCTACATGGCGTGGCGGTAAACCCTATTACCTTGCTAGGCTTTAATTCGTTCATGAATTTCATGAACTCACTGTCTTCCTCTGGGCTGTATCCGGCATGAGCCTCATCTATCAATACGTTCCTGATCCCCATCTCCTTAAGCTGACCAATAACTTTCTTGACAGATCCTAACGTGGCGTATATCATGTTAGATAGTTCTTTCTTGCCACAGGAGGCGGAGTAGATGGTAGCCGGTATGCCATATGATGTAAGCTTATCATAATTCTGCTGTAGCAATTCTTTTGATGGTTGTAAGACCAGTGTCTTATCTCCCATCAATCTGGCCGCTTCCGCTATCAACAAGGATTTCCCGCAACCTACTGGGCCTATAACCAATACCGGATCATTCCTATCGGAATTTATATAACTTGAAATGCTTTTAACGCATTCCTCTTGATATGATCTTAATTTATATGCCATCTTGATATGTGTTTATTCATGAGCCAGACTTTTGTTAAACTCCTCGATCTTGTCCCTATCCGTCTCATTAACCATCTCTGCCTCCTTACTGAACACGTCATACCCCTCACGGATATTATCCCCTACCATATTCTCTATCATCTCTCTCATTTCATCGCTCCTTACGGCGAAGGATATCTGGAACGATTTACTTGTGCCTTTCATCAGGTAATCAATCTCCTTCTTACATTCTGCCATTAACCGATCCAGATTATCGAACTTAACGAACTTGGAGTTGCCATTGGCTTTTCTTACCCCATCCTTGAAATCCTCCAATATCCCGTTAAATACATCCGCCATACACATCATGGAATGTAGCCATACCAGCATATTGAATTTATATTCATTATCAGCGTTATTCATCAAACTCACCAAAGACTCGCTTTTTGTCAACATGATCTTCGATTCCCGGTCTACGATATCCTTTATCTCCTGCCGGCATTTCATGGCACCAACGAAATCCATTTTAGAATAACATTCATTTGATTTCTCTACCAATTTCCTAATATCCTTTCTAGACATCAGAAGATCCAATACCTGTTTTTCTCTTTCGTTTTTATCCATAATCATTTATTTATTGACACAAATATAATTAAAGCCTAGATATTTACCTAGGCTTTTTAATAAAGTTAATCTTTTTTATTCTTTCTTTTTGACTCATCCCAATCCGATGAGTACCTGCATGTCCCTTGTTTGTGGATCGAGAAATCGCACCAAAAACACAAGGGCTTGGGGCGGGGTTCAAGGCAGGCCGGCTGGCGTCCCATGAGGTAGCGCTTCTCGTACTTATACCCCTGTTTGGCGTCGTCCCAAACGTGAGCTTGATAGCTATCTATTTTATTTGTCTCGAAATCATACATGTCAAGGAGAATATCGTTAAGTTCCTTGACCGATCTCTCTACTTTCTCCTTATCTACCTTCACGTTCTGATTGTCCAGCATGCGGGTAAAGAAATAGCTGCACATATCCGGCAATACCTTATATTTTCTGAATATGTAAAAGGCGTATATCGGATGTTGGAGATTATGAAGCAGCTTATCTTCATCGAATAACTTTCTCCCGGACTTCCAGTCTATCGTATACATGGCTATCCTGTCCTTTGTCTTATACTCTCCACGCCAGTCCACCGATCCTATGATATGTACCTTATCGTACGTCACGCCATCCAAAGTAAGGGGCTTGGGTAGCTTATAGGGCAGGACGAAGCTCTCCTCCACGCCGGCCGGTCTCGACCCCCGGATCACCTTCTCCATTGGCGTAAGATCGGACCATGCCTTCTTATAATTGCCAGCGGCGTCCTTCTCAAACAACCACACAATCCATCTTATTAACCTAGCCGCATGTTGCATAGACTCGATCTGGGATTTTACGCTATCAAAAGGAATCTGTTCTATATCGGCGTAGTAATTGAAAGCCTTACTCATATCCTCATAAGAAGGTCTGCATCCGTTCTTGAAGAAGTACTCCATCGTCTGGTGGATAACCGTACCATATGACGTAGCCTCATGCTTCTCCGTGGATCTGTGGCCCTCCACGTAAGTCTTATACCACTTATACGGACATTGTACAAACGTGTCTATCTGTGAGTAAGAAGCGGCTAAAACCTTCTCTCCATTTATTATCTTACACAAGAGATGTGTCTCCGGGATAGTCATCATCGAATATATTTAAATCAAGTGATGTTTCGTATAAATCATATGCTATATTTTGAAGGTGATGGAATCCTTTGATATCCATTTTAACAACCGTGTTACCCCATAAACGCGTGATACTTAAAACGTAATCTTTTGTTATTGTTATATCCCTCTTATTGCGGTAATCATGATTATCATAATCGTTAAATCCAATCCAATCCAATATTTTCTCATTCAAGCTTATTGGATAGATATCATATTCCGTGGCATACCACTTTATCACCCCGTTATCAATCCTACGTTCAAGGATCAAACTGCCATCATCTTTATACATGCCGGTAATACATCCTATTCTCCATATATTGCCATCCTTGTCTTTTACAAGGTTGCCTATTCTTAATTCCTTAACCGAAATCATATTCTTCCTCCTCTTTATAATCGTCATCGCAATCATCGACAAGAGGGGTTTCTAACCCCTCTTCCCAATCATCATATCCGAAATCCATTGCCTATCCTTAAAAAAGTTATATAACAAGTCTATCAACTCCCCTACTGTAAGCTTAGTGTAAGGCTTGATATTAAGCACCTCATCAGGTATGCATACACCTGTCTTTCTCTCCATCTCCATCACCACCTCTACATAATCAAGGGAATCCATAGCCATGTCAGTCGCCAGTCCATCCTCGTTATCGATCTCGGCAGCATGGTTAAGACCCTCAAATTCACCCATCTTCTCAAATATCGTTTCCTTGACTATTTTTTCAACTTCTTTTCTTCCCATACTAAATCGACATTTTCAATCTTCTACCTAATTCTTTTTTTATATCCGATATCCTTTCGATATCCATCTTAACATCGCCTGTGATAGCGTATTCCTTATCCATTCTCTTTGGGGGATCCGGAAGCCGGCTTATGGCGAACAACCATGCCAGCTCCTTGTTCTTGTTCTCCCTAAGATACAAGTCAGACGTCATGCCATACATTTTTATGATCGTATCGAATAACGTTGATTCCGATAAACTCATATGCACGCTATACACATTTGATGGTTTCCAGATCAAGTTATCCAATCTCATCGTATACTCACGTTTAAGATCTATGTGAGATATTACGGCTCTTACTATAGGTTCTTCCTTGAAGTTGGTATTAGCCACGAACCATACGAGCCTTTTCTCTACCTCCTTGATAGCTCCTGTATCCTTCCCCATATCGTTATATACCCCAACGATACGATCCCGGATCCCCTCAACCTCCGGGGTCAGGTCTGGCGTCTCTATCAGCATCAGCAACGACCCTCCCCTTGGTGTTATCTTCCACTTTCCGTTCTTTTGAGGCTCGATATAACCAGACGCCTTATAGCTGTCTATTTTCTCTTTTGGAATGACATCAGCCATCTCCTCTTTTTGCCGGATCATCAAGAGATACCCAATATCGGATATTGTCAACCCGGATGTCATCATTTGTTCAAAATTGATATACATGACTTATTTTTTTAAATGTTAAAAAATAATCTTATTCTCCATATCATCCCGTCGGCAATGCCATCATGACGATTCTTCTCATAAAACATTATCAATCTTTTCAATATACGTAACCTCTTGCCCCTCATTTCCGACGGGAACCATGCGTCTCCCGGACTTTTCCCGCATGGCCTGAAAAGGTCAAGCTCCGGTATCATCTCTATCGCCGATACCCGGCATTTAACCCCGTGCATTATCCCGGCCGATTTTATGGCCAAGCACATGAAATCCTCCTTCTCATCTCTTATGAGATCATATGCGTCCCTCAACACGTTAAGGCCGTCTGCTCTCGATAATCTCTTTTCCTTTTTCATACTGTTTAACTGTATAAGATTCATTAGCCATACCAACCCTACCAACTGATATAGATTGATTTATAGATTGGTTAAGATGTCCTAAAACTGACATCTTAGCCCTAACCGTATTGGCGCATCTCAGAAGTATTCGATAATCCTCTAACGCCCTCTCATATCTTATGTCCACCCTAGCCCTTTTATCGGCGTCAGCCATGCTCTTACATGTCCCGTCCTCTCTAAGGCTTATAGCGATCTTGTCCCGTATGATCCTGATATCATCCTCGGCTATCACCAGCTCGGCATCAAGAACCCCCTTGTAAGAGCTAAGAAGATCCTCTACCGCCACTACCTCCCGCTTCAAGTTCTCCAATTCCAATACCATTGAGTTATCGTTCATTCTTTTATACTCCTGTACTTTATTGGATACCTCATCACAGATACTCATGATCTCCTTCTCCCTGTCCCGGTTTATGATATACCTGATACTGTATTCAGCCATTTCCTTTAATGAGGATATAATCTCTCGTATGCCCATCTTGTTTTCGGTGGAGAAATTGGCTTTTAATAACATCTCCATCCCTTTTATGATGACAAGCAAAAAATTTTTTCTCAATCTCATGCTTAATAAGGTGTTTCGTCATGTACTACATTGAAATCATCACTGGGCGGTATATATTGTTGCTCCAACGGGATACTGGGAGGCGGGGGCGGCAGCGTCACCACGGTCGTATCCGGCTTGCCGCTACCCACGGGGGCATCCGAGCCTCCCGGTCTTTCTTGGCGCACCACCCCTCCATCAGGATAATATCGCTCATATCCTTTCATGATATCTACATGTATAGCGTCAATCTCCTCCAATGATCTTTGACGGACCTTTACGATATGATGGAATAATAATCCATCCACACGGAAGGATCGTCTTGACTCGCTCTTGAAACGTTCCAGATTAGGATACCATCCTTGCGGAAATTGCATGTATGAGGAGTATCCATATCTCCTTGGGATATTCAACACTACCATGGCCGTACATAACTGCCCCAATGAGTCAGACTGATAGAAATCAGACTGCCTTGGCATATGATCCTTCGGATCACGTCTACCCTCTATTTCTCGATTGAGTTGCGATACGATAAGGAAGAAGATGTTTGGGAACGTTCTTTTGGCTATATTGCACATATTCATCAAATTATCTATATTCCTCTTGGCATCACCCGAACCTTGTACAAGAGCTGTATGGTCTATGGACACAAATACAAGTTTCTTATCCTTATTCGCCGGCATATATACATTCCATAAAAAATCTTTAAGCTCATCAACTGTTGTAGGTATGGGTATATACGTTATTCTGTTTGAATTTTCTTGTTTAAGACATTTTTGCATTTCCAGCATCTCTTCTTCATCCATTTTACGAAGGAGGATATCTTCTATGTCTTTGTTCATTTTTTTTGATAGTGAACGTAATACCAAGTCTTCCGGATTCATCTCGAACTCACATCTTAACCATACATAATCATCCGCTTGTGGGTTGATATTAACATTCATCACATTGTTCATGATTTTCTGTGCCAAATAGGATTTGCCAACCCCTGGTCTAGCTCCTATGGCTATCGCATGTTGAGGGTAAAATCCACCCAGCAAAGCTTTATCTAGATAAGGATATCCAGTACGAGCCGGGAGAAGTTCTCCCGACTGGTATTTCATTATCCTCTCATAGGCATCCATGATAATTTCCTTGGACGTCTTCCATATCCTGTTATCGTTCATCCTCGTGCGTTTCTATCGCCAGCCGTATCGGATTTAGATCCTCTGTTAGCTGATCTTGATTTATATCTTAACCCCTTAGCCGTATGGCATAGGTCCTTCCCTTTCCGATAAGCCTTACCCTTCAGCTTATCGGTCTTGTAATTCTTACGACCCAACTCCCGTCTCTTGGCTTTTTGCTCAGGTCTGGCGTTGATCTTCTTGTCCGTCTCAGCCTTCTTCTTTCTGGCCTCCGGATGTGTCCTATAGTATTCAGTCGATCTCCCCATTCTCGTCCTCCTCGTCATAATCATAATCTTCTACGATAATATCCTCTCCATCTAAATATGAGGCTTTATCTCCGAGTCTGCTTCTCATGCTCTCGTAAGGATCATCCCCATCTTTTATTTCCCACACACATAAGTGCGGACCTATTATATCAATAAGCATGTTGGCCTTATCCTCGCTTATGCCTTTTTCTATCATCTTATCTCTGCATTTGTAAAAACCACATGTCTTGTTAAACACTGATCCTCCTACATAAAACCCTGTCTGTTTGTGAATGAAAATTACTTTCATGTTCTGTCAATTTTTATTAATAATTATTTTTTGTAATCACCGTAACTCATGTCAGCGTCACACACCACCAAGTCAGTTCCCTTATCCACTACATGGAATAGATGCTCCGGACATCCGTGGCATGCGCTACCTCCTATCGCTATCGCCTTATGCCTAGGGCAGTTATTCCCCCTCCCTCCATCATATATCTGTATCCGATTATCACTATATGTCTTGATATGTCTCATGATTTTAAGTAATGATGGCAAAGACATCTTGTAAGGGGATATATGCTCCTCCGGTATCATAAGCTCACCGGATAGTTCTTTGTAAAGATCATGTCTATCCTGTCCTGTTTTTATTAAGAATACGTTGATCTCGGTCATTACCATATCCATAGACCTAAGGAGATCCGGCTTGGCTAACCCACCTACAGGTTTACCCGTAGAATCGGATCTCATCCAAGCCCCACACTTCTCGCACCCAACTTGCTTCCCCTCCACCGTATTTATCATAGTGGATGGGTTCTTGCAATACGGGCATACGGATCCGTTTAACATAGCTTTCTGGGCTAAAGACAGTTCTTTCATACCTTTTCTTCTATCTCAACATTAAATAGATTGCAGAATCTATCAAAATTTCTGTTCTCTATTCTCATATCCTCCTCATACCTGTCAACCGATTTGATGAAATCATTATAACAGTCCTCGCACACCCATTGATTGATTACCGCTACATAATAGCCCACGGACGTAGGTCTGTTACACATATCGCAAATACCTAAGCACCCATATCTGGTGAGCTTATCCATCATCTCCTGTCTTGTTATTTCAAGCACCTTGAATTTCTTGTAATTGTCAACTACCTTTGCCATTGTAAATTTGTTTAATAATAAAATAATCCGCTATATCCATTCCCTCATTTATATTGGGTTTTGATTCTAGAAAATTACTTATCTCTATATTCATCCCCCTCATATCCTTGTCTACCTTCTTTCTCCATTCGTTGAAAGCGTCGCCCTTATCCGGGTACAGGACTATCCGCCTCCTACCCAATGTCTCTATCATCTCCCTTTTCAGCATATGGATACCGCCACAGGCCATAAACAACCTACTAGGGTACACGATGTTACAGATAACAGCCGTCTTCTCTGACTCTACTATATACACCGGAGCGTCATTGGGATAGAAGTTGATAAGAAACTCCCCGAACAGGCATTGCCTAAGCAGGTAATCCTGACCGTCCAGTATATGCACCCAACATACATGATCCATGGGAACCTTTACCCTCTTCCCGTCAGGCCCGTAGTCCATTATCTTCCCGGTCCGCACTACCCAATTCTTATCCAGTTGCCAGAACACACAGCACTTACCCCAGTCCCCGAATCTCATCATCCCCACCTTATACAAGCTAAATGCCCTATTGGTATGATACGATCCGAAGATATTGGATAGATAATCCTGAAGATCGGATGTCTCGAAAGGATTAAGCGTCTCAAACATCTTGCTTACCGGAATGCAGTTGGCTATATCCGGATCCATAGGAGGTCTGTACCTCCTTAATACTTTGTTTGAATCGGTAAAAAGATCATTGTTCCCAAGTTCGCTCCCTGTTGGATATTTAAAGTAACCACATTTATTTTTATGATCACACACCCCAAACTGCTCTCCAACGATCTGACCGGTGGTTACGTCCACGTACGGCGTAAAACACTTATCCTTGCCGCATTGAGGGCACGTCAGCTTCCTTCTTGGCTTGCTATGATCCAGCTCATACCGATGAACGCTCTTATTGAACTCCCTAAATTCCATCATCCTCTCCTCTCACTCATCACTCTATATATATAATCTCTCAGCGACTCTTTTCTTATCAAACCATTCAACTCAAAATCACCCTCTATATCTAAAGACCCGGTCCTTGACGTAACCGTATAATTGGTTTTCTCAAACTTATACTTACCTTGAAGATATACTACGGTAGCCATATTCAATATAGGGTTGTCAGTCTGTCTCTTCAACTTATATTGGCTGGTCTTTGCGGTAGGATCACCCGGAGCGAAGTTATATATCTCCTCTATCTCCAATATCTTTCCATAGTTCTCCTGTATCATTCTTCTATATAACTCAAGTTGGAAAGCATACTCGTCATAGAAATTGCCTTTCCTGTTTGATTTGAAGTCCAATATAGCGAATATCCTCCTGCATCTCTTTATCTTCTTTTTCTCCGTCTTAGGCTGACCTTTCTTGGCTCCCGTCTTATAGAACTCTCCTGTCTCGACCTCTATCTCCACCATCTCCGGCTCGCTATCCATCTCCACCACTGCGTCCACCGAAGAAGCTACCTTCAACCTGCTTGACCTCAACATCTTCTCGATCAATACAGGTTTTACATGTCTTTCCTTGCAGAATATAGCGAATGATATCAGATCCTCTATCAGTTCATCAATGTTATCCACTAATATCCGCTCCATCCTATACTTGTCTATTCTTAGCTTGGCTTCCTTGACCACCTTCCTGATCCATGTCGGGATCAGCTTTATGTTAACCCCGGTCAGATACAACCCAAATAGATAATGCATGATAGTACCTAAGTCAGCCCTGTAGTTAGCGTACTCATCAGGGTCCTTGCCCTTGAGTCTCATCTCATTCTTCCACTTCTCCAAAGCGCCAGACGTATCACAATACCCATTAGCTATATTATTGGTAGCTCCGTCATATATGATAGGATACCCATCAGCCCCCATCTCATAATAAACACGCTTGCCAGCTACGGTCATTCTATATAACACAGGTGTCGGGATATCCTTGATCCATTCAGCGGCATAATACTGTTGCTCTGTCTCCAGATCATACTCAACTTCCATCTCCTCCTTAGGCTCGTTTTTAGGCTCTTCAGCAGGCTTTTCCTCCTCAGCTATATCTTTCTTTGGGATCGTTGACAAAACGTCTAATATGCCAAAGAAAGCGGTAAATTTAGGATCTGTATGATATGATCTTAATATTGGTAATGATGATCGCCACGCAGAAAGCATATTCATAATTAACCCAGATCTATCCTCTAGAGCTACCTTGCTATCACTTACCATCGTTATATTTATATGATGCCTGTTCTCTAAACGAGATACCATATCCTCTATTGGCTCTTGGTCACTTATGACTTCCATGACCGAATCTTTTCTATATATCGTATCACTTATAGCCTCGTATCCAAGAACTATAAGTATATTTCGTTTTCTTCTGTCCATGATAATAATCTGGTTTTTAATTTACCGTCTTCCTCGACTCTAGGTGCGAGATCCCTCATCCTTCTGGCCGCCAACAGCCATACGTTGCCAAACTCGTCCAAGAGCCGGCTGAAATCCATCGTATCTAATAGATAATCGAATCTTGTATGCTCATCAGCCGTCAAGTAGATAATGTTATCATTATCCTCAGCAACTGATTTATATTTCCGTTTAGGGTATAAGTGGCATATGTTGCTTACCCCCGGGCATGGTATGTATGCACCGGTAGCAGATCTCCTTGTCATACTCAACCTAGCCACATGGGCGCCAAAGAAAACGGCTAGGCTCTTCCCCTTTGGCTTGGCCTTCACCCGTATCGCCGCCCTTTCCTTTGGCGGTAGTTCCTTGGCTCTGCATGCGGGACACAACCCCTTACTCCTTATGGTTACCATCCTTCCGCATCTCTCACATGGTAACATTCTACCTCTCATGCCTTTTTCTTTTTATAACTTTTGTTGAACTCCATAAGGCTCATAGCCCTATACCTCTTAAGCCTATTAATCTTACCCTCAGTCCAATCTTGATCCTTGAAGTTGATGATCGTATCGAATATCTGAGCCAGCTCCCGGATATTAAAGTTCCTGTTCTGTATTTTTTTATAGAACCCGGACCTGCTATACCCTAACTTAGAAGCCAGATAAGTCTTATTAGATAATGTGAGGATACGATAAATCGTACCCTCCATCTTACTTATCTCCATCAACTTCTCGGCTATGGATGATGTGGTTTCATAGCTAGCTTTATTGCTTACTATTCTCATTTTTCTCCGGATTCCTGATCTTACCATCAAACTCGTAGAAGTCCATCAGTTTCTTCTCTTCCTTGATACAAGTGACAACGAAATCTGATATGGTTCCTTTCATGCCTTCCTCGAAATTCTTTTTGGCATGATCAAGGTCATTGGCCCGAACGATGTAGTTAAACGCCTTGCGTTTCTCATTGCTCGATTTCTCGTCTATCGTAATATAATCAGCCGTGACCTTATAGAACCGGTCTCCATCCATGGCAAACAATTCCGCTATCCTGAATCGTTTGATATCAACGCTAAACTCACCGGAGATGAATGGCTTCATCTCCTCTATGATTCTAGCCTCACATTCGGTATAAGAAAAGGCATCTACTAAATACTCTTCCTTTACCTTCTTCTTCATGCCGTTCTCGGCATCGGTCTCATAAGAAACCGTACATTTAAACCAATTGTGCATTTTAATCTATATTATTGTTAAACAAAGGATAATCTTTTATTCCTTCACGAATATATCTTTCCGTATCATCATCCACGCCATAAGCCTTCTTGAAAAATATCATAGCCTTATCCGTATCATTATCCACCAGTGGTAGATATTCCCTTACAAAAAGCGACCTAAGATAGTTCATATTATCAATCCTATGTCTTATATCGGCTACTTTATCCCATATCTCGGCCCGAATCTTACTCATTTTCTTCATATTTCTCTCATATCTCTCCAGCTGGTCTTTATATTCCGCCTCAATCTTATCGTTCTTATCCTTGATAGACTTATAGGTCTCCTCGTCTTTCGTATCAAACATCGGAGTATGTTTGATATTAATTATATCCAATTTGCTGTATAGCTTTTCATTGGATACGGTGAAATCATATCTAGTCCTGTATAGATCAAATTCACTTAATAACTTAGCTATTTTAATAGCATCATTCTGATCAAGAACGGCTATATTCAAGCCCTCCAAATAGTAGAAGAAATGAGATGGAGAAATAGATTTATAGCCATACGTCTTCATGACTGGAGGCTCATCCATAAACCTGACACCTTCCTCCGCACATCTTATTACGATCAATTTCTCTACCTGCTCATCAGTAAGATCATATATCTCCTGATCGGTCATCTTGTCAATTGTCTTCATCATCCTCATCCTCCGATATCGTTATAGCCTTTGTAAACTTTTGTTTATAGACCTCACCCATAAGGCAGGCGAAAGCCCTATCATTCATACTAGCCATGGTATTGGCCTCTACCATAAGATTCATCTCGATGTTCTTTACCGAGATTTCATAGTCATCATCATCTTTTTTATAGAAGATGACTTTACCACCATACTCGAAACCATCATCTTCGATCTTAACCATATTGATGATCTTCTCCAATTCCTTTACAAACTCACTCTTTTTCATATATGTAATTTTTATGTGTCTACAAAAGTAGACATTTTGTTTTTGAATTAAATTAAATAAACATTATTAATAGTTAATATCATCCTTTCTCCTATCATTCATGTTTATTCCTTCATAAACTCAACACAACATTTATCCACTCTGGTTATTGTTCGATAGTCATCGGTACGGATACTATATCCTTTATAGCTTTTGACTATAGTACATATTTCTCCTTTTTCTATAACCGTACCACCCTTGCTTTTTAAAGGGCAAAGGGTTTTTACTTTCACTCCTATTATCTTTCTCATATGCTTACGTTTTTTAAATCAAAATAATCTATGAATTTATCCCATAACTCTTTATTCTTTTTATTAGACCTGAATTTCCCGGATTGTACTCTTCTCACCAGTCCCTTAAAATCATCCACTGTTCTCTTTGATAAATACCACGCTAATACTATATTTGGACTTTCTCCTAGCTCTTGATAGTGACCATTTTTTTACAAGTATTTCTATCTCATTCAAGAACTTCTTTGTCTGATGAGGATAATCAAACGGATATTTCATCATCTCTCCGATACTTGACATTGGGCATAATATACATCCTATTCTTTTCATCCCTTTGTCATATAAGTCGCAATGCTTGATATTCATCTTATTCAAGAACTCCCATACATCCTTGCCCGTCCATGCTAATATTGGTGATATTATCACCTTATCCTTTCCACCAACACAAGAGACCATCTTTTCCTTATGCTCATCAAACTGATCGAATGATATATCATACTTTCTTTTACTGGTTCCGATCTCATTCCTTTTAGATCTTGTCTTGGATTCCTCCGCCCTTATCCCTACTAAAGTCACCGTACCTCCGCCTCCTCTCTCCTTGAGGACTTCACAGCAATATCTTTGCGTTTTTGATGGAAGACATTTCTTTTTTCTTATAAGTTGGTAAAAATTAATATCCGGAACATGCCTTATCACGTCTGGGTAATTGTTCTTCACGAAAGATACTACGTTCGCCGGATCCACTGTAGTCATATTCATATGAGCCTCGAACTTAACGCCAGCTAATTTAGCTATATGGTAAAGAGCCTGACTATCCTTGCCTCCACTGAAAGCTAGATAATATCCCTTATCGTAAAATCTTAGGGCAAACTCCTTCCCTTTTCTTAATACTTCAATGGAGTGTTTTATTTTCTCCATCAACCCATCGGAAAAACTATACTTATTTTTAAGTTCCTCCATCTCCATATTACTATCCTCCATATATTTTAAGTCCTTTTATGTTATATTTGCTTATATCAGCGCATAAATTACACCCTCCATGACAACAGCACCACGAGCAAAAAGCTAGTCGCTCCCGCTCCGGCATGCCTTGAAACTCCACCGCCGCCCTATACCATGCTGGGGATAACACCCTAACCTTCTCCGGCACGGGCGGCGTCATGAGCACCGATCGCCGCCTTCCTTTGACATCTTCCCTACTTTCCATTTGGATTATCCTTTAACAACTCAGCTATCTTATCTTCCTTCAGCATATTTTGCTTTCTCATATTATCCACGATAAAGGTAGCGAACGCCATATCATATCTCTTCCTTAACTCATCAACAAAAGATTTAGCCCTTGAGCTTATCATTGTCTCAACATTGCCATCCACGATCTTTTTGATCCTGCTCCTTATAAGCTCATCTACTGTTAGCTCCTCTTCCATATAATCTATCTTGAATTTATATTTCTTCTCACTGGCGTTCTCAATGAGATCGCTCATTGATTCTCTCGCTATATCCTCAAGCTTCTCTAATATCGGATTGGATATTTCCCTCATCAACTCGTTCTTGAACCTATCCTTAAGTTCACATACTATCATGTGTCTTACCGAGCTGGTAAACTCCTCCTTTAATGACACCTCATCATACATAGCGTCATTAAACACGTCTTCTAAATCTAATTCTACTTGTATTTTCATATCATTATCTTTTAATAAATTATAAATCCTTTATATAATCACCTTTATTTATTCATGAAATCAACGACTTTATTCAAATACCCTCTTGTCATCTCAATAAAGTTCACGCAATCCAACTTGCTCAACTTGTAAATCAAAGCCGGGTTATGAATTACGGCTATAATTTGTGTTTGCGGTTTATGAAATGACAATACCTTGTACAGATCCATGATATTGTCAATATCTAAATTCCTGTCCGGCTCATCCATAAGGATTGTATACTCAAAATCCTTCTCCATTAATACCACATGATTGTCTTTGTAGTATTTTAAAAGATTGTCGATCCTGTTTGCCCAGAACTCATTTGACTTTTTCTTAAATTCCATAAGCTTCTGTATCGGAAACGCATACTCATCTTGGTTAAACACAAAATCAAAAAGCGAGTTCATGGCATGAAGGTTCTTCTCCCCAGAGGATCTAGATGTTCCATTCATATACAAACTTAAATTATTGATATTATCCAATATATCATCCTTTCTCATTTCAGTTTGCTGTAGGAGATGGAAGACTTTCCCAATATAATCCGACTTAATACTGATCCCGTCAAGCACCTTGTCATCATCAAATATATCCGGGAAATACAATGCTTCTGACGGTAATTCAGAACACATCTTTTTCTCGCACAACATGTACTTCGATATCATATTCAGGAGGGTTGATTTCCCGCTCCCGTTCTTGCCTACAATCACATTCACACCGGGCTTGAATATAAACTCAGAGCCGTTCTTGAACGCTTTTATCTTTGAGGTATATTTAAATGGAGTCCTCTTGTTATCGCCTATTCTTATAGAAGTTATCATCTTATATGATTTTATGTTGAATTATTTAATCCTTTCATCAATCGCCAAATCAAATATCTTATCAAGACATTTCCTCATCTCCTCCGCATACTCAAACAGATCCTCTTTTGAAAGATCCCTGCGCTGCCAATCATACATATTCGTGTATCGAGATTCAATAGCCTTATCCTCTATCTCCTCAAGCACTTTTTTAATAGACTCGTCTTTTTTTGGCACATTTTTATCTTCTTCTCTCCCATATCTAGTAAGGTAATTATATACTTTCACATATTGCCTATCCATCAGCCACCCGTAAGGACTGCCACCAAACTCCCTGTCCATCCGCTCCGCCGCCCCGATGATCGCCTTTCGATTCCCGAACGAGAGCCACGAAGTAATGAACCCACTGACCTCCGCGTCCCTCCCGGAATACCGCCTTGGGAACTGGACGGGGTCGCTGGCAATAAAGTCGGCGGTTTCGTATTTGTCCGCCATGCATTTCAGCATGGCGGGCAAGTTTGTCGTCCATTGTTTATCCCTACATTTGTTTGTATGCCAGTTCTTCAAGCTCCGGTGTAACATCGGTGTCCATTATGCCTTTCAAGCAAGGGCATTGTCGCCAGACTATATCATAAATCTTTGACAATTCAATCAAAGCCTCATTGTTTGATTCAACTGTCATAATCCAATTGTCCGGCGATATCTCTATCTCCCTGCATGGTATTTCTTTCTTGCCTTTTGGCATATATCCGTTCTGATAGTCTTTTACATTACATCTACCAAAATATCTTCCAGTGAGTATTCCGTTTTCGTCCGTCTCAAACAACCCTCCTATCCATCCTATCTTATGGATGTTCTCCGTCCACGTTCGAGTGGCGAATAAAAACTTTTTTACAGGAACTTTTGAAAATGCATCAACATCATGGATACTCCCGTCCGGCTCTTTGAATATCGATGATTTTCTTTTATTCTGGCAACTCCCGTCTAAGCCTATTTTTCCCCATTCGCCATCATCAAATCTCAAAGGAGAGATTATATCAAAACTGCAAAGTTTCTTGACGAGATTGATTTCAAATGGTGCCGAGAACCCGCTGTTCCCATGAGAAGAGAACAGCGCGACAGCTTCTATTACCTGTTCGCGCATCCATTTGTTAGGACCGTCCTCTTCTTTGCCATATCCGGCTAATTCCAATTCTCTTATCGCATGTTTACATAAATTACTGTTTGCGATAATATACCGAAGAGCCTTCTTGTTGATAAGGCTCTTCTTGCTCATTTTCTTTACAATTCTTCTACTCTTTTTCATGTTTAATGTTATTTAATATTTTAATCACCAATCTCCTCTATCATTCGTATTGTGCCATGACCATCTGTTTCGCGAAATCTTTGTACGCCACTATTTTCGCAGGTTTGCTCGCATTCGTATTTCCCCGATACCGCCGACCGGAGACAAGGCACCTGTATTAACACCTCTTCCCATGTTTATTCCTCCTTGTTATATAATTGCTTGTTTTTATATTCCAACATCCTTCCCATCCTCTTTAACCCAATTAACTGTATCGCAATACCAACAATACCCTGTCTTGGAATCCTTTTTATGAGAATGGGATCCACATGTGGCGCACCAATAATTATCATCCATATTGTATGTATAACTTTCATCCTCATGCATTTTGGCTATTCTAGCTACCCTATCCTCCAGCAGATCCTTTAGATAATGGCATTCGTAAGGTCTATCCTCTTCCTTTAATATATAAATATCGATATCCATCATGCTCCCCATCCTGTCCGTACACATACACTCGGCGGCATGGCGCACGTCCCCTTCCGGCATCCCCGGAACTATCTCCCGGATCACCGCCTCCATCTTCTGTTGGTATTCGGTGTCTACTTTGATCACCAAATCCTCTAATTTATCTATTAAACTCATGATCTTTTTACTTCTTTATATATAATATCCGTACTGTCTTTTCTATCTACATTAATACAGCAAGTATTCTTACAATAATAATTCCTATCATTAAATATACATCCATCACAACCGCTACCGTCATCCTCTATTACCGCCAATTCTATTATTCCCGAACCGATATCATATTTAAATACTTCACCTATCTTATGATACCCTATATCATCCAACTTTTTTATATGATTATTTCTATTAAATATAAATCCATCGATAAATTCATTCATTTTATCGTTTGGATCATTTTTATCCAATAACGCCTCACATTCATTTTTGTCAAATCTGAATGATAGTATAAAATATCTTGCCATACCAAGATTTCCCAAACTCACCAGCTTTTGTATGCATAACCATATCCCTTGTCTTATGCCTTCCTCCTTAGCCTTATCGATCGTATTCTCGCTCATAATTCTATTTTCTTAAAAATTACACTTTTATCATCCTCTCTAACACTACTAAAACACCTCATGTTACTACAGATACTCGTATCTACAAAACAACATTTACTACAAATGTCATTCCTGATGACTGTCTGACATGCTACCGCTTTTATAATTTTATTATTTATCCTAAAAGAGTGAACTACGCCTATCCCCGGATCCAGAGGACGACCATTACGATATACATCATCCATCTTATCTATCCTGACGACCATTATATTATCATTCGTCTCACGCTCACTCTTATTACATCCTTTACATAATATCTCGCTATTTGATAAATAACATCCATTACACCCCAGCTTTGATCTTTTTACAGCCTTGATCTCCACCATCTCCTTTTGATTGTTTATGAAGCTATATGTATCACCTACTTTCATTGTAGATATATCTATATCAATCATCTGATTATCCTCATCTAAATCTATCTTACGACCGAATATCGTATCAATAAACTCAAGCATTTCATCATCAAACGACCCACTTTCCTCTTGTAGCTTTCTACACTCATCCTCAGTCAATCCACAAGAAGATACCAGCTCCTCCGCAGCTTGCATCCATCGCCCGTCGTGGGCTAGCTCCTGAGCCGCCAGCCATATCCCTTGGTTCATGCCCTCCATTCTTGCCTTATCTAAAATATCCTCATCTTTCATATCCTCAATCATTTATATTCTTGTTTCTTATAATAATCTCTATATTATCCAACATCTTATCTCGTAATACCTTTTCTACCATCCTTGAAACGATGTTAAAATCTCTGTTTTGAAGCTCATTCTCCACCATAACCTTAATCCACCGCTCTAAATTATTATCATCCCCGTAAGTATTACGCATACACCTCTCAACACATTGTCTTATATCAGATCTAATTACATTGATTATATCTTCCTTGGTAAGCCCAAGCTCATTATGGATATAATTCTTTATCGCTTTATATTCTTTACTCATGGCTTTTTATTGTTACGATTTCTATTGGCTCATTGGCAAAAGTCAATGGACCACCTATTATTCTCTCGATTGTTCCGTTGGGTAATGTTACACCATAATCATCATCCCTTACCTCATCCTCATGAACACCCGCGCTATGATCATCTGGATCATCATAAACAAGTTCCCATCTAAGCATAGGTATTTCCCATGTGTCCTCTACCCTATCATAGATAGGACAATCATTAAACACAAGCTCCTCTCCGTCTCTGTTGACTGCTAAATATGCCATAAATATCCTCCTTAAATTACTATTTCCAAAAAAACTATATATCCATCCTCTATATTGCTATGATATACAACATCATTGGCATCATTATCCAATATCTCATACACATCACCCGACTCATCCATTACCCCACGAAAAATGTTCTCTCTATCCAAAAAATAACATGGTTTCTGTACCTCCGGTAGAGAATTATCTAATGATATCCACTCCGATCCAATTACGGTTATTGTAGCTCCCATATGATTCTTCGTTTAATATGACTATTTTAACCTTGAATTCCAATACATGATTTATCATATCATCATCCACCATATTATCCTCATTGATAACACCTCCGCTCGCAAGATTTATGTAATCTGGTTCAGCCAAATCACATATTACCTTCCCATCCTTATCCATGATCCCATATATATAACCATCTAATCTCTCTACCATATCATTATACGTATTACAGATATAAACAATATGATAATCATTGTATTTTTTCTCGACATACTCATGCACATCCATTTCCAGAACCTCATCATCAGCACTGCCCGCATAATACTCAAGCGTATCCATCACCACTACCGGCCATCCTATCTCCTTGGACATAGTAGACATCTCGTTGATGACCTCCCCCGTTCGAGTCTCGTCATACTTTCCGTTGTTAAACTCATGCATTGCGTAAGTCAACTCATAGATATTATGGCAAATCAGCCCTATAGGTTTATTTTGCTCCTGTTTGATTCTATCTTTTGTATCCATATTTAATAGATTAATATTGTTGTAATGATTGTGACAAATACTTTTAGCCCTTTTTATTATTCTACATAGATTTGTTTTTATCACTTCTATGTCATCAATACTAAGAGATGTGTTGTTATCATTACATCTATCTAATATTGTTTGAATTGTAGCCAAATAATGATCCATATCTTAAATTGTTAATTATATTACCATCTCCCATTTCCCGGCGTAAACAGTATCTCCCCTGTCCTCACCCAATGATTCCAGTTATTTTTAAGTTCATCAATATCATACGCCTCAGCCGACTTACCGTTATCAGATCTTTTTATGACCGACATAATACTTTCCGCTTGCACGCTCCAATGACTATAACAGTCTGTCCCGCACCCGCACGCCGTGGCTCTCCCGTCATCGAACTCCCAGACCAGAGACCGGAGGCCGCATCGTGGACACGGCAACCATTCCATTGGATTCTCCGGCTCCTCATAAGCATCAATACACTTGTACTTATATCTCTCTACCATTATGATCAACCATTACAGAATTGATTTAATCTTTCGATTCCTCATCTCATTCTTATCCTTGAACATCATTATCCTATTTACAATCCCCTCCGATTCCATGTATGTAGAGAATCCATGTATCCTTAGATATTGGATAGCTGATAATGATTTCTCTAATATCTCCTTATATTCTATATCTGTTTTAACTGCTTTCCCCATGATCTTTTCCCTCCATTTCTTCTAATATGATTTTAGTTAGATATACTATCTCACTTATCTGGTCGTAATAAACATCCACTCCCTCAATTTTCTCATTATCGTCATCATATCCATCGACCATCAAATTATCTTCCCCCGATAAATACACGGATGTTATAGATAAACAAATCAACCCGTTATCGGTAAAGATCCTTATTTCAGCCGGAAAATCATCTACATGGGTTCCGCTATCCATGTCAAGATCAAGTCTCCCTGTTCTTTTAATCAAATCAACCATAGCCCCATAAGCTACTACGTTCGCATTTAATAGCATTTTATTTAATGCATTTACTCTTTCTACGTCTTTCATAATCTCCAACCCCTTTGTATTACATTGTTATACGTTATCCTGATTTTCATGAAATGATCTTTAGTATAAGCAAAAGACCCCAATAATGACAAGCATGATCATAAGCCAGATGAATGCGCTTATAAGACATCCCTCACCAAGATTACCCATATCCCTAAAGAATAAGTAATTAAAAAATATTTTCATTCTATTCATAATAAACTTTATTTAAAGCGTTTATTCTTTCTACGTTTTTCATATCCACCCCCTTTGTATTACATCATTATATGTTATCCCATTATCTTGAATCAGTTTCATAAAAGAATTTTCGGTATAAGCCAGAGATTCCCCTCTGTTAGCCCTCTCTATATTCTCACTCATCATCCCCATAGCCTGTATTAAGGCCGCCGAGGAGTTGGCTATCAATTGAGCCGCTTCCATTATCTTATTATCGTCCATAATCATATTACTTTAACTTCCTCGTTCCACAAATGTCTTTCATATACCATGGTTATTCCTATCAAAATCCCGGTATCTTCTCCCCAATATTCAAGTATTTGATTCCTGAATTTGTGACGCAACTCTTGCGTCTTTCCCTTATTCCTATTATAAGGCGAGAAGTCAGATAATCTTACTGTCTTCATATTCTATTTAAACTTTGGTAATTATATACAACCTTGCACCACAAAGCATGAGCGGACGCCCCGCTTCCCCGACCGCCTTACCCATACACGCCGGCTCCACCGGTAACGCCGCCCATGACATATTGGATGTCTCTCCCGTAAATCTGATAGTGATCGCCATAGCTCTCAAATGTTACTTGATAGCTGTTTAATCCCATCCTAATTGTCTCGCAACACCTTCCATCTCACTATACGCTATCCGGTGACATCCGGCAGTCAGTATATCGTTTTCATAACGATTGAACGCCCATCTGTAACCGTTTACATCCAATACCAAATCGCGTTTGAACTGACCACCATCATGGAACACTTTAATCAATCCCCAAAGTCTTTCAGCTTCAGTTTGTTCTACTTTGATACCCTTACTGGTTTCGATTTTTCCGTTCTTAATACGCAACCATACGTTCGGTTGGCCATTCTCAAGACAACGATAATACAACTGGGAAATCTCGCCAGATTTCCACATTTGTACCCGTTCTTTCAATGGTTTGTTACGAGCCTCTTGTTCCTTTCTATATGTTTCTATTTTTATCTTTTCTCTTTCTTCTCTACTCTTTTCAAATCTTTTGATTCTTTCTAGGTATTTAATCCACGTACCCTCTCCACAAACTTCATCAACAATCACATTTACAGTTCCAAGCACTTCCAGTGGTTGATAATTCAATAATATCTGGAAAACACGTTTTAATTCACGGATATATTCACGTTTAACCTTATCTGATCTCCGTGACAATTCATGACTCGCTCCAAGCCACTCGTTTACACTCTTTTTAAGAAGACGCTGGGGAGTTCCCATACCGAAGAACTCGATATAATCCATCATATTTTTAAATACTCCCCAAACATCACGATAAGGCAATTCAGTTCTGACCTTCTTGTATTTTTCAATAGCATCTTTAATGGATTCCAATTTACTGGTGACAAATGCCATATTACCGGTATTTGACATATTATATCCAACAGAAAATATCTTTGAGTCAGTTGGTATTGCGTTGCGAACAAAATATTGATGTTTGCTTGTGGTAGAGGAATAATGTATACTATTAATCAAATACGCTTTTTCACCACGCTTATTTCTTACGATTCTTCCGGCCTCAAAGTGATAGCCATAAGAATAAATACTTTCACCTTCAAAGAAGAAATTACTACCATTTGCAGATTCTTTCTTTTCGTTTGCCTATAAATGAGCGATCATCCTATTGTTCATACCAATTAAATTTTATTATTAATTATTAATATTATAACCTTTCGATAATTCTAACTATAAATTCTCTGTTTATAGGTATCTTATATGAATTATTATTTTTGACATACTTCATAAAGTACACAGGTTCCTTTGACCTCGGTTTACCTTTCAATAAATCCACCAGATATTGTTCTCAACTATCAACAGGAACATTATTTAGTTTTTCAATCAGAATTTTAGCCCCGTATTCCCAGTCATAAAACTCCGGATTCCACGGATTCTCTTTGGATTCCATTTTCTTGATCATGCTTTGAACTCGAATTTAATCCCTTCTGGTAACTTAGAACGATCCACGTTATTCACGAAATCATCAAACTCTTCTTGTGTGATCTTTTCCCCATAATCACGCCAGTTGAAAGATAAAGTGTTCGTGTGATTATAATATATCACATTATCGGTTGACAATCCATAATCAAACACACAGAGCATTACCTTTTTGTCTGTTTCCGCTTCCCTGATTACCTTATCGTATCGCTCACAAATTTCAGCACGCTTTTTTAACATCTTTGCCTTATGAGCCTCCTCCCTACGTTTTTCGATATTTTCTGCGGAATAATACCCGGCTTTAATACGCTCTTCAATAAGCAAACGTTCCTCGTCCGTTAGTGTCAGGGTAAATCTTTCTTCTTCTGGCTTATATGGATTAACCCATTTCTTTCCACACAGGTTTTCAAGTTCCGCAATAAGCTCGTCTGATTCACGTTTCCATCTATCCACAATCCCTAGATTGAAAAGCAGATACTTGAAATACATCTTATCGTCCACCGCTTCAGATAATTTAGGATATTCCTTGTCTGATATACGTAAATATTCAATAGCCACAGACTTATCGCTATTCTTTATGTGATACATGCCATTTTCCACCGGATACATAGGAGCACCATAATGATTACAACAATGTAATGGTATAAACTTCGCCAATTCTGGAACATACTTCGCAATCTCATCGTGGCAGCAGCCTCCCATATACTCCTTATATCGTCCATATTTGTTTTTTTGTCTGATATCGGCCGTTATGCTCCAGTCACACATATTGTTATGACAATCATCATCTAAAGATACTGTGGCTGTTATTCTATATTCTTCCTCGTTTTCTGTAAAGAATTTTGTACTTGAATAAAATAGTCTGTTTGTAGTTTCCATATTATTTTAGTTTAATTATTACACTTGTGAAAAATAAAATCTACGCATTCCCCCGGTGTATTATTAGCGTTATTGTACCAATAAAAACCTTCTGTTTTCCAGTCTACACTTACGGGATCTGCTTTTACTCGTTTCAAGAAATTCCTTATTTCTTGTTCTTCATTATCTAACAAACCGGTATAATCATCATTTATCAGAGCACGAGCCCAATAAACCGGAAGCCTGTATCTTATTCCCTCTATATTCATAATCTCATCAATTTACAAATTATCAATACTAAAAAAACTCCAACAATCTATTACAATAAACTCTCCTACTCCATATTCCACAAGTGACTTAAGTGATTCTATCCCATTACAGTGATAGAAAACATTATCATTATCATCATCATTGATGCTTAATGATAATTTTATTGTCGTTCTTTGATCATCCCCTGTGTCTTTCCATACGATCTGACTTTCTACGTATTCAGGTTCTTTCCCATTCTTTTTAACGAACTTGAAAAACATAGAATCAATATCTTTCTTGACTCTATCTACATCCGTTATCACTACCTCTTCCTTGCAATCCCCACAATTAGCATGCATAAAAGATTCATCAAGATAATCTATTATTTTCCCGGTGTTTGGATTTACGATCGCTTCACAAGCAATATTTGTTCCGCCACACCTTGTACATATCACTTTCATGCTATTTCATTTAATGGTTCAACATACACATCCCCATTCTCATAATAGAGTCGATCTTCATACTGATTATGATGAAGCTCCTCACGTATCGCATCTTCATTATCAGCCCAATACTCGTACTCCTCATACCATGACTTGAAGAAGTTATCATAACATTGTCTCATCAGATCCTCTAAAGAAAAATCCTCCGGATAAGTACACCATGCATTGTAATAATCAATTATAGGTTTCAGGAGATAATAATCATAACACATCCCTGTCAATGGGCAATTATCTCCATAGTCAAACATCACCCTACTATACTTGTGCCTGTATTTGTATTTCCCATCAATATATTTACCTGACGTGGAGAAATACTTGCCCTTGATAATATATGGCATAATATTGTTGTTGATATATCTGAACAGTAATTTACCGCATAGATTCTCAGGGAATATATCACGATGATAATCTGTAGGGTGTTCATAAATAGGATCCTTGTATTTAAACTCATAACTAAAATCATATCTCTCGTATCCAACTTCCCAATTATAAACCCTAGTATCTGTCATATCCTCAAAGGCTTTCATTGACTTTTTATAGTCTATGCCATAAGCATCCATACATTGCTCCATTACATTCCAGTGCTCACGCTCTATGATCCTTTCTTGTGAGTCTTTTGACAGCTCATCAAACTCATACAGTTTTAATACAATCTTTTTCATAATCCCTCCTTTTTTAATATAATTAGATCCCTAACGTCAATCGAATGACATACGTACCTCCTTATGTTCACGCTTAGGGATGATCGTGGCTATTCTCACGAACCACCACAATCCAGATTCAGATATCATTCATCCTTTATCTTTACGAATGGGTTTTCTACATAAAACTCCACTACATCCTTAGATTTTATAGATGTCACTATACCGGTGGTATCCACAAATCCATCTGTTTCATCCATTGTCAAATCTTCTATTTTATCTCCCGGCAGAAAACAAAGATTATAGTCTTGATCAATATACATAATCATCTTTAACCTAACCATGTCATCAATGATGCCTTTCATTCTCTCCACGACATCCAATTGATCATTACTAAGCATTAATCTACTTTTTGATGATTCCACTAACCTTATGTCTCCATTCCTGTCAACTACAGTTAAGTCATTGAATTTATACACATCTTCACGTGTTCTGTAATATGTTTCCTTACAATAAATTTTTCCTTTATCATCTATTTCAACATCAAAATATTCCAACTTATCCTTGACAGCTCTTCCGTTTTTGTATTTCCACACATCACCTATTGGAATGAACCCATATAATGACTCAAAAACATCATATATTGATAGTCTTGTCTTAGGAATGCTCTCGCCCTTTTTAAAACATTCTTCGGACGAATAAAATAATTTCCCATCTAATGTCTTCTCAGTCCTACATCCTCCCCATGTTCCTACATATCTAACTACTCCATATGTAAAACTGATCAAGATCTTATCAATCTCAAACCACTTTAATCTTCCTGACATATCGTCAAAAAGATATCCACTCTCTAGATAAACCGATAAACATTCTCTAATTTCCATAACAATTTATTTTTTTTAATTAAACAACATCATTTGCCTTGATCACTATCCGTATCAATATTATGAACAAGCTCATATAGATCATAATCACTACACTCTGCTAAACATAAAGAGAAGACGTTCCTGTCGTTAATCAGGAAATAGCTATCTTCTAATATGAAGATAGATCTTCCTACCTCTAAAAAACAGTCCCATAACTCATTGCCTCTTTTATTGCCAAACACTTTCTGAAAAGTATGACGATCTGCCTTATTCTCGAATTTACGCATCCGTCTAATCCACTCATATCCGTGCCTCACTAAATCCAAGCCGCCGGCTTCATCGAAGCTCCCGTTTTTATCAATCCATTTATTTACATCTATCAACATACTCCCTTATAATATTACATTAAACAACTCGTTTAACCTATCTATCTCACTTAGGTATTCATCTTCTTTATCAAATCTAATTTGCGTCCCTCCCTCCAATCCAAAGGACAGGGTAAAGGATATGACCCAGCCCGATCCGTCCACGGCCTGCCCCTTGGGAACCCAAGACATCACCGCTTTCTTGGATATCCACCATCCCCCTATCTGAACGAAATCAGGATAGTTGTCCATTAAATACACCATCTGATTAGCCATCTTATTAACATCATCAAAAGGCACTATATGATACTTGTTTCTTATCCTGACCTTCAAGAAGGGGTTATCCATATTATATGCCGCAAATGCTGATATCACGGAACTAGGATATCTAACTCCTTTTATTATCACCCATTTCATATATCACCCCCTCTTTATATAACATAAATTCATTGGATAAAATTTATCCGCGCTCTCTTTCCCGTCTCCTCGAAAGTTAGCCAGCCCGCATGTCAGGATGCTCACAAGGTTATCCACCACCTCCAACTCGCTCGATTTGAACCACGCCAACTGGCTGTAAGTTTCACCTATCCATATTATACTCATTCTCCCGTCCCGACTGACCTCCTTCACCAGCCCTATATGGTTTTTAGTGTCCTTAATCACATTTAATTCGTCAATATTTGTAAGCCGAACAAAATCCATCGGCCGTATCACTTTATTCTCGTCCATGTCTTTATCCTCCTATATTCTTTTTATTCTCTCAATTTACGCTTAACCTCTTTAACATATTTAGTAGAATGTAGTCCCCTATGCAATCTTATAGCCCGATCTATATCCTTGTTCGGATTATGATGAGATTGATATATCTCGAACATTTCCCTAGCCTTGATAGGATTTGTTCTATCATCGTATCTATACCGCTTTTTCTCCCGTTTAAGACACAATATCCTATTAACCTCATCTACATACACCTTTTTCATCTGCCACCTCCCTAACGCCCCTGAAGTGGCGTTGTGCGCCCGATCGTCATTCCTTGACTCCACGAAAGACAGGGCGGTCGCCAGCTTATCCCATACCCGTGCCTCGACCACTGCCGGCTTCGGGGCGAGGGGCATGTCTCCGTTTCCTTTTGGCGGTGTTAATATTATCATCGCCATCACAAGTAAGCATCTTATCATGTTTACTTGTTTTTATAAAACTCCTCTCCGAATTTCACGTTATTCACATAATCCTCCATGCACTCATGAACAATTATATGAATATCCCCCTCCGTGTATGTTACCTCAGACATTAACCTCTCATTGGTCATCCACCAAGAATAACTATCAATATGCCGTATCTCAAATCCATGATTATGCAACGCATACATAACATTATATCTTAAATCCCTGTCCATCATCATACACTCGTACACGATATAGCCATTGATACTTTCATGAGACCTACCGAACGTATAAACGTACCTACCCATCAACTTATACAACTCCCTTGCCATAGGATTCGGGATCGCCTCATCCATATCAAAATCCCCATCTGGATCAATAACCCACTCTACATCCCGCTCATCAATACAAGCCCTAGGCATTCCTATTGTCCGTACATAAAGACGTGATCGGTGATCCTCGCTTAACACCGTCCCGATATACTTTTCCCCTTTGGCATATCCTATATTATGGTTGCCGGTTATATTAAATACAATTTCAGCTCCTATCTTAATTTCATCCATATTCAAGATGTTTGTATCATTTGTTATCTTTTTTATACAAAAAGAGGATATAATGGCATAATATTATGATATCAAGACACGAATGCGTTATCTATCATATTATCATACATATCCTCTATACAACGTCATTTATGGCATTATATCGTATATGATGCCGCAGGTCATAAATACATCTAATTAACCCTTTTTTAAGGGCTTATTGCCATTTAGGTAACTAGCTATGCCTAATATTTTCGAAATAAGGGCTTTTTTAGCCTTATACTCATCGTTTATCCCTATTATCGCATATCTGTATACCATCCCATCCTTCGACACCTCCACGCCCACGTATTTAGGCGCAACGGCATCCCTATGTAATACGATAAACGGGCTTTTGCCGTCTAGCTCATTTATCAACTGATTAAACTGTCGCCTTGTCATCTGATAGTGATATTATTTCCATGTTATAAATACGATCTCTTTTTACCCTTATCTTCTCGCACAGCTCATCGAAGCACCCATCTTCTTCTAACCTACCAACATAATATGATACATTCGATTTAGAGCTCCCTTGAAGATATATATTTCCTCCTATATTCCTTGAGAAAAAATTAGGTAAGACCATCTTTTGCCTCTTATCCTTATTATCTATGTAAGATATAACAACAACCCACAACTCTGGCTCCCGTTCTTTTACAGATAACATGAGATCAAGACTCGATTGACCATTGATATTCCTCCTGCCGGTTTCGTTATAACGAAGAACAATATAATCATTCGCGTTATCATCCTCAACCATCACGACTATAGGGCGATCTCCCTTCCCATTATCACATAATACTCTTGGCTCTTCCCGTTGCGGAGATACACCTTATCGTAATCTCCGTTTTTGTATATCTCAAAATCAAATTCTATCACCATATTATTTTCTCCTATTGATGTATTGTTGCGTACGTCCTTCCTCTATTTTTTCGAAATAAAACTTATTCCCATATAACCGAGTGAAGCAGATGTTATACCCGAAATGTTCCGCTCGTCTGATCTGTGCGTAACCTCTACTGATGTCATTATTATCAATCAGCGTAACAAAACAATGTGATCCTACCTCTGTGTTTAAAACCAGATTTTCCCAATCTTTTACCTCCATATCAAATCTCCTTAAATAATTTTTTGTTATAATTATCTCTATTATACCATTTATCAATATTATCGTACTGCTTTGGATAAACCCCATAGGCCTTACACCACCTAGGTAACGGCTCGTTCAACGCATCTAACGCCGTCGCAAGGTCGAACGTAGCCTCCTCCTTGATACAACACCCCGATCCACTCCCACGGCTCGGTATATAAGCCCTACTATATGCTACGCTCATCCCATATTCCCCATGACTCAGACGCCCGATGTTAGGCGAATCAGGGAAGGCGTAATACAACGTTGTATAATCACCCTTACTCCAACTTCTATTATAAGCATCATCCTGCCACGCGAAAACCCTGCAACCGGCTTCTTTCAGTTCCGCTGCCGCTCTTTTTAAAATATTGTCCATATTATCTATATTTAATTAAGTTGTGTCAAGGCGCCGGGAACCGACCCCGGATCATATCCGCACACGTACGATCATGATATATCCTTCCGCCCCGCCAAGCTTTGGCTCAACATTAACAAACTTTCATATCCTCACACATCTTAAAAAAGACCTCTCTTATGATCTTCTTGTATAAGATGTATATCTCATCATCATCCTCATCAAACTCCACTCCCCATGAACGTAATAAATATCTAATATCACAATCCGCTATATGAATCCTGAATATAGACGGAACGCTCATTATGTAATCCTCAAAAGCTTTCTTAATCCCATCCCTTTTGATATGTTCTTTATACTCATCCTTGAACACGTTAAGCATAAAAGATAGATATTCCCTATCATATTTAAACTGCTTCCCATAATTATCTGTATCTATATGATCCAGTATATATATTTCTATTGTGTCTCTATCGTATCTTGACATACCTCTTCCTCCTCCTTTTGATATTTTATAACCTTTTTCTCCCCATACGCCTTCGCTAACTGGATAAGTTGACCGGTAAATACCTTGGTACGGTGTTTTGCGATCTTATCCACCAGCTCCGGGCATCTGGTTCTCCATCTATAATTAACCTCGCCCTTAGCTTTCTTCTTGTAATACCTGTAGAATGTTACGGCTACTACCACTTCTCCATTCTGCTCGAAAGCAACCAAATCGTAATTGTTGTAAACTATTTCATTCATGTTGTTGTTACCCATTTTATGTATCTAATCACTTCTTTAGGCAAAGACATTATATCCTTCACCCTTCTCCCTAAGTTGTACATACCTCCCTTATGAGGATAATAGTCCCCTACATACATCCCTATTCCTTGCGGATGCGACGGGTTTTCGTTACAAGTGAACATCGGATAAAATAAGATTCCTCTTGAATCTTTATTCCTGTCACTTACGCATACAATAGTATATCTATCAGCGACCTTCTCGCCGAAATCATATACCCTTACCTTTCTTTTTACCCCATCATTGTTCTCTATGATATTATTCATGATGTTATTTATATTAATCAATTTTCTTGCCATCAGCGGTATATGTGCCATACCATCCCCTATCCATATTTACTACCTCAATATGATGTATATGATAACAGCCATTAGCTATTCTGCCGCAATCGGCTATCACCATAGCTATATTCCTATACCCAGAATCAATGAAAACACGAGCCAACCTACACCCGTTAAATATAGATACCTTGATATCGTCTTTCTCTTTTATAATCCTTCTCATATCATATCCTCCTATCAAACTAATCTATCCTTTTACCATAATTAGTATATGACCCACACCATCCACGAGCCTCATTCGACACCCTAATATGATCAATGGGCTTATCACCGGTCATATTATTGGCGTACGATATTACATCCGACATACTTCTGAATCCGGAATCCTTAATGGATTTTATAAGCGTCCTATCATACCCGAATACCAATATCTTCACAATATCTCTTTCTTTCACAGTCCTTCTCGCTCTCATAATATTCTAGCCATAAAATAAACAAACATAAAATCCACCTTATCATAATCCACCCTATGACCGGTTATCTCGAATATAACCCTACGCTTTTCTATAGTCTGTATATTATCTAACTGAATAGCTATGTAAGGATATTTCATAACTTTCTCTCTATTGATATTATTCAAAATAGCGTTGACATCTTGTCTGCGAAAATACATATTTACCCCTATGTATGTGGCAACCAAAAGACATTCGTCTATTATCCCATCAGTATCGAATAACAATAACATATCATCCTTCTCGACAGTATATTCCATATCAAGAATCTTGATACGTTTGCTTCCGCCCTTCTTATCAGCTATAAGAATCTCTATTATATCCTTATCGGTCGTAAGGATATAATACGCCTCATCCTTTGTAATATTATCACGAAGGTAAGATAGCGCTTCATCCTGTAATCTTAGTAGTTCTATTTCGTCCATATTTATTTCTATTGTTGCCAAGGGAAAAGGGACGGCGCTGGCGACAAGGCCTGTCCAGCCTCCCCTCAGCCGCCCGTTCCCCTTGGTATTATTCTGCCACCTCTAATTTCCCGTAATAAGGATAAAAACAACCGTCTCGATAAACCGAATATCTGAGCGTTTTATCCTTTGCTTCATAGATGGAAACACAACCGCTGTTATAAGCGTTGGATAGTTCTTTTGCTACAAATCCGCCTATTTGTTTATAGGTTTTAGGCGTATCCCTCAACGGTCTGCCTACATATATTTTTACTCTTTTGCACTTCTTGTCGCCTACGTATATATCCTTTTCTCTAAGCTCCGTTAAATACATGAATCTCATATCAGCCGATTTTAAATCCAACATTCCTCTACCTCTATCTCCATGTGATCCGCCCAATCACATCTATCAACATCCTCTCCATCCTCAAAGTAATAGTAAGCCCATACCTGTACGCCTCCTACCTCTATATATCCATCACTTTTCCATTCTATCAACCCGTCTTGCCTTACCACGTTGGTAGGCTCAGCCCCTAGCGACAGCAGATTATTTACTATACTACCGCCAAATACGTTTCTTGCTTCTTCTTTCGTCATATCACTATCAGATTTTTAATATTACACTAACGCCAAAGGAGAACAGGGACGGACGACCAGCGGGGCCGACCCCACGCCATCGCCGCCCCTCGTTTCCCTTGGTTCCCTCCGTATCACTCCCACGCCAACAGACAATATCTACCACCAATAACACTATACCCACCATCACTCGCAATCGCTTTGCGTTTCCACTTAACGGTAAAGTATTACCCCTGTTTAGAAAGGAATCCCATTGATTGGAAAGTATTTCTTTTGTTGATTGAAGGGGTTCCCCTTGTTTTTCTTTGTTTCCCTTGGGTTTCATTGGGTTTCCTTGGGGTCCCTTGGTTCCCCTTGGTTTCCCTTGGGTTTCATTGGGGTTCATTGGGTTTCATTGGGTTTC